TCATCTAAGAATTGTTGGAATAAAGCATTGGTATCAACGGATGCATTTCCGCCAGATTGAAGAGATGCCATAGATTGGTTGTCATCTAAGAATTGTTGGAATAAAGCATTGGTATCAACGGATGCATTTCCGCCAGATTGAAGAGATGCCATAGATTGGTTGTCATCTAAGAATTGTTGAAACAAAGCATTGGTATCAACGGAAGCAACATCACCACCAGATTGAACCGATGCCATAGATTGGGTCTCATCCAAAAATTGTTGAAACAAAGCATTAGTGTCGACGGAAGCATTTCCACCAGATTGAACCGATGCCATAGTTTGGTTCTCATCTAAAAATTGCTGGAATAAAGCATTAGTATTGACAGAATCATTTCCACCAGATTGAAGAGATGCGAACTCGTTGTTTTTGATTTTTCCACCAGACGCACAAGGGCAACCACCATTTTGCAATAAAGCACCAGGTTCTTCTAATACCATGTCTTGATTATCGACCATATCAGGTGTAACAGAAGGCGCACGAATAAATCCACCACTTTGAACAATGTCGGTTAATGAGTTAGGGTCTTCGTTTTGTTGAAAATCTTCAACGTATTCATCTAACGTAAGAGAAGTTAATTCGTTATTCATAATAAATAAGATTTAATATATAAATTGAATATATTTTTTTTATAAATAAAAATAGTTGTTATAACATTTGTGATATTTCATGAATATATACATTATGTATTAAATATTGCTCAAAATAAAAGAAAAAATATATATTTTAAATAGATTAAGTTTAAATTACACTACAAATTATTTTATTGCATTAGACATATTTAGTTAGTTTTCTTCCGGCGTCCTCCACGCTTCTTTGTCTTAACTGGTTCAGGTTCAGGTTCAGGTTTGGGTTCATCTTCTTCGTCTGAGTCAACTACAACATTGTCATCACCATCACCATCACCATCTTCATCTTCGTCATCACTGTCAAGAATCATATTTCCTTGCTGTGCTGGACTAGATACCTGTTCTTCCTCTTCATTATCACTATCGTCAATTACACAAGAACCCATGAAAGTAGAAACTGGTTCGGCGACTGCTTGAACAAGAGTAAATCCTGTTCCAAATCCTTTCATAAAGTTAATCATTGGCATTGAAACAATCGGCGTGAGACAGGTTCCCTTGTTAAGATATTTGGTAATTGAAACTTCACCTTCATCCATATTTGTTCCAAAAGCAACTGGTGTAGAACGATCACTCTTATCATAAATCTCCATCTTAAATACACCATCATAACGAGGAAGTTTGATGCGGATATTTGCAGGATACTTACCACTGTTGTCTTGTTTTATAATCGGATTATAGAGAGTTTCAATTACGACTTGAAGCTTTGTAGGATCGTCTTTATATTTACCATATTGTCCAGGAAACCACGTTTCGTGATTTTGAATCGCCGCATTAATGATACTCTCATCAGTTGCCATCAATCGGTCATAACATTGCTTGAGTTTGGGGTTTTCGTCCATACCATAAAAGGATAGATTAAGTGAATAACGAGAATCCTCACCAGTTGGTTGTCCAGTCTTTGGGTCTTTAGGAACAAATTCAGAAACCTTGAAAGGCATCTTCATCTTTGGGAGTTGGAGGTAGACGCGACCATTCGCACCATTGAGGTAAAGGAATTTACCACCATATTTGTTTGTAGCGATGTCACTAAAAGTCAAATCGCATGGTTGGAAGTTACGGATTTTAGTAATACTTTGCATTTTGATTAAGTTTGAGTAAGTTTGAATAAGTTTGAGTAAGTTTGAGTAAGTTTGAATAAGTTTGAGTAAGTTTGATAAATATGATTTAATTGCTTTAAAATTTAATTTGCTTAACTGCTAAAATATATTTGTGTATTTCAATATTTAACTATACACGAAATACCTTTAAATTGTTTTTGAAGATAGAATATAAAATAAATATCAAATCAAATTTATTTGTTTTTGAATTTTTTTCAATTTAAAGGATTCATATTGATTCGTCTATTTATGTAGATTACTTATTTTATCATATTATATTATATTATACTTAAAATTATAATATTTTAAAAGTCTATAATGGGAAAAATAAAAAAGGTTACAGATACACTCACAAATACATCATATAAGATTCGTAATTTAGTAAAAAGAAAAGATGCAAATATGATGTATGCTATCTTTGGAATTATGATCATTATAGGTATTGCTATATTTACATATATGTATTTCAAATATATATGGACTGAAAATGTAATAATAGAATTACAAGACAAACCAGTTGATGGAAGAAAAGGTATTAAATATATTGATGCTTTGAAATTATCTGACATTAAAAAAACATATTCTTGTACTTTCTGTTTTTGGTTAAATCTTCGTTCAATATCATTACAAGAAGCAGACATAAATTACATATTATCTTATGAAATGAAAAGAACAAGTGGTATTAATAAACCATATTTCAACGTTATATATGGGGATGAAAACGATTCAAAAAATAATGAAATTACTGTTTCATTTAAGAATATGAATAATACATCTGAACATATCATCGTAAGAGATATAGAATTACAAAAATGGTTATGTATTCAAATAGTTATGCGTGATATTATTATAGACTTTTATTTAAATGGTAAATTAATTAAAAGTAAAACTTTGAATTATGTTCCTATATTATCAGATAAAGGTAATCTCACTATAGGAAAAGGTAATGGATTTAATGGAACAATGACTAAACTTACATATTATAATTATGCTTTAAATGAATTTGATTTGAACAAATATTATAATAGTGGTCCACATTAGAAAATATTTCAAAACTTAATTTTCAAAACTTATTTCAAAACTTATTTAAAAAAATAAAATAATAGTTTGAAAACATATTTTGAAAACATATTTTGAAAAGTTATTTTGAAAAGTTATTTTGAAAGATATAATATTATATAATATTATATAATTATATAATTATATATTACATTTAATTAAAATGGACAAACTTCGTAAATTGAATGTTGCTGGTAAAATAACAGCAGGTTTCAAAAATTTGAATGCCCAAAAAATGACAAGTTTCGTTATATATTTAGTTATAGTATTAGTTATAATAGGCGTTTTATTTGCAATATATATGTATCTACTTGAAAAAGGAGATTTAGATATTGTATATCATGAAAAAGGTATGAGTTTATCTTCGGAAGAAAAGAAAGATATTCCTGCAGATAACTTACCAACAATAACAAAATCTGCATATACTTTAAATACTTGGTTTGTTGTAGATAAATCACAATATATCAATAAAAAAAATAAACAATATTCACATTTAATTAGTTATGGTAGAAATAGAAAAGGCAAAGAAACATCAGATCCTTTAGCAATGGCTGTATATATTGATAATAAAACAAATAATCTTTTCATTGTGTATAGAACAGATGCAGATCCTGTAGATACTGACTATAATCCAAATAAAGAATCATTTAATTCAAATAATACTCTTACTATAAAGAACTATTTGTTAAATGAATGGAATTTAATAACTTTGGTTGCTTCTTCAAATAATATTATGGTTTATTTAAACGGTCAATTATATGAAACAAGAACAAACAACGGTAACATATATTACAAAACTACAAAACCTTTGTTAAATATAAAAATAGGTAAAGGTAAGAAAATTACAGGAATGGTTAAGAGTATTCGTTTTAGAGATTATGCATACCAAGCTTATGAAGTTGCTGATTTATATTTTGCAGGTCCAAACAAATTTGTCTTACCAGACATAAGAGAGGTAAAATATACCGACGATATGGATTATGATATTACACAACATTTAGGTTCAAAAGAAACAGGATTCTTAAATTCAGGTGCCGATTTAGTAGATGGAGCCTTACAAGGAATGAACGATTTCTTCAAACAATTTTGAAAAGTTAATTTTGAAAAGTTTATCTTTCTTTTATATATAATTTATATAAATAATAATATAAATAAATTTCTATTATTAATATAATACAATATAATACAATATGGATAAACTAACCGATGTCGTAAAAAGTGTACCAAAACCAAAACTAAACGTAGATCTTGGTAAAGGAGCTTCTGAAGCAGCAAGTACTGTAAAAAATACTGGTGCTAAAATAGCAGGTGAAGCAGGAAAATCTATAGCAAAAGCAAAGGAATTTTTAGCTAACAAATCACCTGTTGCGTATATTGTTATGGGATTATTATTTATAATATTAATTTTATTGGTTGTATATTTAACACAAAATCTCATTACATGGGCTTATTCAACTTTTGCAAAGAAAGTTGTATTGTTAGATGGAACTAAAGATGCCGCAACCACTATGGTTATTAGTCAAGATCCAGATTTAGATGAATCTATTACTGTCCCAAGATCTGAAAATGAAGATGGTGGTATTGAATTCACATATTCCTTCTGGATATATGTAAATGACTGGATGAGTGCTACTGGAGAAGAACAACATGTATTCCACAAAGGTGAAAAAGAAGGTAAAGTTAATTTCGCACCTAAAGTAACACTTGATGGACAAGAAAACAAAATGTACATTTACATGAATACATTTAACACACAAGAAGTTAAGATTGAAATTGATAATTTACCAGTTAAGAAATGGATGAATGTATCCATGTCTGTTCAACATAAAGTTATGGATATTTATATTAACGGATTCTTAAAACGAACTTACACATTTGATTCCCTTCCAAAACAAAACTACCGAAATGTTTACATCAATAATGACAAAGGATTCGTAGGATACTTATCCACCCTTGTATACTACAAATATGCATTGAATTATTTTGATATTCAAAATATTATGAATTATGGTCCATCTACAAAAGTCGTATCTGATGTATCAAACACATTTGAACGAATTCCACCCTATTTCTCCAGTAACTGGTGGAATGAATAAACAAACTTTAAAAAAAAGTTTTAACAAAATAAACAAACATAAAAATAAAAGTTAAACATTTTAATGTGAACCTAAATATGTAAAACCTCTTTTTTCTGCATTATTATAAATTAGAAAATCTTCTTTATTATTCTCATGTGAATACATAATATTGTAAAATCCATATAATATTGCCAATAACGCAATTATGAAAAATACATTTAATACTTCTTTTAAATAAACCATTATATGTAATTATATGTAATTATATGTAATTATATATAATATAAAAATAAAAAACAATTGAATTAAAATAAAACATATATTATTTCGTATTATTTTTGAAATTTAATTTACTATCTAAATAATATTCATCATAATATTTCAATCTATGATATAAAAATATACATTCGTGCCGAGAATCGTATTTTTCTTGCTCATTTTTGTGAACTTTCTCTTTATTGTTTATTTTCTTTTGGATCTTCTTAATAGAATTATACTTTTTTCGCAATTTATAAAACTCTTTTCTCAACGTCTTAGTATCAATATCCGAAATATTTTCAATATCATACTCAAAACTAATATCACCTACACGCATTCTTTTTGAAAGCATAAATTCATATAAAGAATCATATACTTCATCAATATTTTCTCTTGTATCTTCAACCATCATTGTAGGCAAAACAGATAATCTACGCAATTGATTAATCAACATTAACTTGTGTTGTGTGTCAGCATATGCTTTATCATATGAAAAATTATACACAGACAAATCCTTATCAGGTAATTTGTAATGCTCATATAAATCTTTAAAACGAACAGAAAAGAATTGTTTACGTCTCTTATTTACAATATCGTAATCATCACTTTCACCGTCTACATACTCCAAAAAATCCTTTTCCCATTTATCAAATTCAGTTAGATGTTCCGTATAATCAAAAGCGTTATTTTCATTATCCCAATAATTCCAAGAGTCTGTTACTTTTTCTGCTTCTTTATCAGCATATACGGTTTTATTTTTACCTAATGTATCTTCTAATTTCAAAATAAAACTTTCCTTAATGAATGAATCATATATAGCCTTTTTCTCTGCTTCTATTTGCTTTTTTGTTTTTATTTCAATAATAACTACTTTTTTATTAAATGATTTTTTTTCCGGAACTTTTTTAATAACTGTATTTTGTGTAGAAAATACGTTATTTGTATCAACACTTTTTTCACGTTTTGCTGTCCATTTACTGTTAATTTCCAATGGGATAGAACCTGTATTACCATAGCTGTTTTTATTCATTTTATTTATAGAAAAAGCATTATTTTTATTCTTATCTGTATCGCTAGAATCTCTACTCCATTTACGTTTCTCAAATACATTATTTGTATTCTCTGATTTTGGAGAATTCTTTATTGTTTTCTTCCAGATACGTGTATTTGTCGGTCTTATATTTTTTTCCTTTTGAAAACTATTATTTTTTCTTGTTGACTTGAATGCATCTGTTTTGCGTTTATCATTCCACTTTGAATTTTTCATTGTTATTTTATTTTATTTTATTATTTGTAAATTAAAAGATAAATATAGTCTAAATAGAGTATATAATTAGGTTAGAATACGTTTAAGTAATTAAATTCGTCGTAATTTAAATACATAAATTAAATTATATATTGTGGGATTATAAATTATACAATATATAAATATGAATAATAAACAAGATTTAAAAGAATTGTATAAATTATTTTTAGTGAATCTTACTGAAAACAAAATAAGAACCAAATACAATAAAAAACAAATAATGAAATGTATTGAAACTTATTTAGATAAAAATGTTTTACAAAATTATGAATCAAAATATAATACATTTCTCTACATTTATAATATTGAACAAAGTTAAATGTGATATTTCAAAATTCAAATTTCAAAATTCAAATTTCAAATTTCAAAGCTATTTCTAATCACAACAATTCCTTGCATTTCCAACGTATTTATTTACATCTAACATAGATTCTAATTCTTTTTTAACTTCTTCCTTTATCTCTAATTTAGAAATAAAGTCCTCTAAATCTAATATATTTAAATTTTCGTGTTTTCTAGAAATTTCCTTACATTTTTCATATGCATCGGTATATCCATATTTTCTCAAAATAGTTTGTACACCTTCTATTAAAACAACTTGATATTTTGACGTATCATTATCTATAGCAAACTTGTTAATAGTTATTTTAGTTAATCCGGTTTGAATATTTGCTAAACCAATTAGAGTGTGACCAAATGCCGTACCTATATTACGAATCACCGTAGAATCTGTTAAATCTCTCTGTAATCTAGAAACTGGTAACTTACGGGATAAAAATTCAAAAAGAGCATTCGCCGTCATTAAATTTCCTTCCGCATTTTCAAAATTAATTGGGTTAACCTTATGAGGCATAGTAGATGATCCAACTTCTTCATTATTTATAGAAAGTTTAAGATATTCATATGAAATATATAACCATATATCTTGACATAAATCAATCATAATTGAATTTATTCTTTTCAAATTATCAAATATAGTTGACAAATTTTCATAATTGTCTATCTGTGTGGTATATTTATTGCGTAATATATTGAATTTTTTCAAAATTTTATTCATAAATTCACACCAATCTATATCTGGATAAGCACATATATGAGCATTCAAATTACCTGTTGCTCCACCCATTTTTCCGTAATATGATACACTATTTAACATATCTAATTGCTTTTGTAATCTATAGGTGTAAACTCGTAACTCTTTTCCAAATGTAGTTGGAGTTGCTGGTTGTCCATGAGTTTTTGATATAATTACAATATCTTTCCATTCATCTATTTTTTTATTTATATTTTTCATTATATTTACAATATACGTATTATAACTATTATTTATTGCATCTTTAATCATCAAGGGGAGTGCTGTATTATTTATATCTTGAGAAGTCAATCCAAAATGAATAAACGAATTATAACGCGATAATTTTAATTCGTCCATTTTAGTTCTAATATAATACTCAATCGCTTTTACATCGTGATTTATATTATTTTCAATATTTTTAATTTTAATACATTCGTCCATTGAAAATTCAGTCGCAATATTTTTAATAATCAAAATATTTTCTTGTTTGATATAACCTTCATTCATTAACGTAATTAATAAATTATATAAATACGCTATTTCAATATTAAGTCTATAATTGAAAAATGCATATTCTGAAAAATAGGATCTTAATTCCTTCGTTTTACTATAATATCTACCATCTATAGGTGATATACAAGCGAGTTGTGTAATTACTTTATTTTCATCGTTTAATGCGTACATTTTCGTTTTGTTTGTTCAATTAAAATATTATATTCGTTATTATAAAGTTATAATTCTATATAAGTTTAAGTAATTTACCATTCAAAATGAATTATATAAAAAATATTTATGCAAATGAAAAGAATCAACAATACGTAAGAACAAAAATAGAAATTAATTTACGAGATAAATTCAACATTAATATAGAAAATATACCAAACATAAATTTAGAAGTACAAGAATATATGTATAAGGCATATTTAAATTTCAAAAAGAACCTGGATCCAAATCCAGCAATCGCTGATGCTCAAATTCAAAATAAATATCCATATAGCATAATTGAATCTATGAATGACGAAGCTATTGAATTATTCATAAAATATTATATAAATGAATATAAATCAAAACAAAATATATTTTCAAATTCAGAAACAAATAATAATTATTGTTCTTTCAATCAAGAGTTTTTTAATAAAGCATCAACTTTTTTAACAGATCAGCAAACGTTACAACAACATCATATTGACAAAATTATGATGCGTTCTACAAATAAAGATGCTTACTTTGAAGATAGAAATTCAATAGTTAGTAATATATATACAGATCAAGGATTTAATCCAAGAGAATTACACAAAAATATAGTAAAAAATTACGAAGAAAATAAAAAAATGGCGAATACATATAGATTTAAACAGTAATAGTTGCCAATAGTTATAACTTCATTTCCATACATTTATTTTATGAATCATTTTTTATGAATTCATTCCACTTAACATAGTAGTATTTGCTAATGTAACTGACTTGATCATTTTTTCAAAAATATCCGAGTAAATGTTTACAACCGTTTTGTCTACATTTGCTACTTTCTGATAATCTGCCTCTAATTTTCCATCCACTTGATTTTTAATATCTGTAATCTTATTTGAACTATTTTTATATTTCTTTTTTGTAATTTGTATTTGTTTATTATCTGTTTGATATACAGACATAGAAAAATCAGTCATATATTTTATATTTAAAGTGCAAAATGAAATTATATACAAAATTATTACTATAGGTGCCATAAAAGGTATTGGAATAAAACACATTGAAAATGTAATAATAAGCATTAATACGTTCATAACAACTGCTGTTTTAAGCACATTTTGTGGTTCGCCTATATCATAATATGTTTTTTCATCGTCAACTAAACGAAATAAATGATTATAATTTAAATTATCCATAATTCAATATTTTAATATTATGTTATAATAATCTAAGTTTTTATTTTATTGAACTTCATGGGTCTATTTAAAGTGATAATATACGTATGTATCGCATTATTTATAACAAATATCGTTACTCAAAATGATCGGAAATTAATCCGTAAAATACCTATTTTAGGTGAAACAATTGCAAATATAGAAAATCTTAATTTGTATATCATAATAGCATGTCTCGTTATAATGATCTTTTTCATTTAATCATTTAATCATAACAGAATTAACACGATTATTCAAAAAATCACATAATTCATTAAATACGACGTGGTTAATGTTCAATTCAGACGATAATTTCAAAAATTGATCGAGAGCATCGTCATATATAGAACGAGCTTCTTCTAATCCATATTTACAGACTATATTTGGATTATACTCAGAATTTACACGATTCTTATCTTGTTCTATGTCATCAAAATCATCACTGATTTGAAATGCTAATCCGAAATATTTCACAAGTTTATGGACTTTATCTAATTCGGCAGATGTTGCTTCTCTATTCAAAGATAGTAAATATGCTGGTAGAAATCCTATTTCAAAAAAGGTTGTTGTTTTCAAATAAATTAAATCAAGAATATTCTCAACTGATTTATAATATTTTTTATAAGATTCTTCCTTTATAATAGAATTCATAGGACAAATATCAATGAATTGCCCGGTAGCCGCACCCAAAAACCCCATATTTTTATTTAATATATCATAAATACTTAGAATTATGGAATCTATTTTACTATCATTTGGATGTTTGTCTTTCAATTCTGTATAATTACTATGTAAAAATCCATACGCCTTTTTAAGAAAATAAGATACAAGTGCTTGTGCTTTGCAACTTCCATATTTGAAATGAATAGTCTCTTTACCTCTTCTATAATTGTCATTATCCATACAAGGCATATCATCTATTACTAAACTTGTATTGTGAAGTAATTCTACACATAAGGCAAATTTTGTTAAATCAATTTTCGGATTTAATGCTTCTGCTACAGTGAGAGTGATAACTGAACGAAGTCTTTTACCGCCGTCCAATGCATGTTTTACTATATCGTATAACACTGGATTCGTTTCTTTTATAGGGTTATAAATTAAATTTTCAATATATTCATTAACTTTTTTCATTTTTATCTTATAATTTAACATAATTTTGAATTAACTAGTTATAATTAGATAAAATAAAATTATATGATTTTAAACTATACAAACATATGTTAAAATAAAATAATTTAATTCTCATTTAATAATATCACTATAAACAACATAATATGGGATTATACAATAATGTAAGCATAAGTTATTCTACTTATTTTTCAAAATATAAGACTTCAAAAAACCAATTGCTATCTGCTATCTTATACAGCATTAACATTTTATCAAATAAAGATACAATTGTTATTTTGAGAGAATTCGATGATTTTGAAGAATTGATAAATACAAATAAAGATGCATTTCAATTATTTATGTCATTTATATTGAATTATATTGCGATTCACATTATATACAATCTACCAAATATGATGAATAAACCAAACCAAAACTCCTGTTGTTCGGTCCATACTATATTTGGTGAAAGTATAGCTCAATTAGTTGCATTTTGCTTAGTAACAGAAAGTTCAAACATATTAAATAATATAATGAAAATTCATAAACATTTATTAAATAAAATTACAAACAATATTTATGATAATGATGAAATTATTTTAAATTCAACTGAAATGGTAATATCAAAACACACTATTATAGAAGATTATAACAAAAAAATAGAATTAATGATTAACAAATACAAAGAATATTACACTATTTTGTTTAATAATTAAGTGTATAAAATAAAATGTATAACAATTATATAATATTATATTAATTACATAAATATAATGAGACCATTAGTAAAAAAAGCCAGTAAAGGAATCAAAAATATGATGAACAATAGATATGCTATCATTATTTTACTACTTATCGTAGTAGGAGGATACTTTCTGTTCAATTGGTGCCAAAACAAAAAAAACCCATTTGAAATGTTTTCCGGTGGAGCTAAATTATACTTTTTCTATGCCGATTGGTGCGGTTACTGTAAAAAATTCAAACCAGAATGGGCAAAATTGAAAGCTGAATCAAATTTAGGCGTGCAATTAGAAGAAGTAGATTGCTCTGATAATAAAAATGTCCCAGCATTGGCAAAGGAATACAATGTTGGTGGATTCCCTACTCTTATCTTAGTAAATGGGAGTAATAAAGTTACATATGAAGGTGAAAGAACAGCAGATGCACTTGTCCGTTTTATCAAAGACAATCTATAAACTTAATTTCTATTTATAACCATCGTAATACATATACACTCTTTCTACGAGTTCTGTATTTTTATTATTTTTTATTCTTTCAATTTGAAATTCTATTTCTTTTTTTCTTAATACATTACTATATTGCGTTATCTTAATTGTTTAATGTCCATAATTTTGAAAGTTGGGACGTATTTTAGAATTGTATAATATTTTTTAAATTTCAAAATTTTATTTTACAAAAATATAACAGCATACTTAAGTGGAAAATCACGTTTTTTCAAAAATTTTCAAAAAAACGATGGAAATTTTCTAAATTTGGCGGGGTTTCCCCCCCTTTTTTTGAATTGAGTCAAATTGAGTCGTTAATTGAGTCAAAAATTGAGTAAAATTGAGTAAATATTATGGATATTTATTTAAAAAAATGTTGTATTATAATAATATAAAACAACAAATGTCCTCTTATATATGTACAAGATGTGGATTTGAAACGAGTCGAAAATTGAACTTTAAACGTCATTTATTTAGAAAAAGAATTTGTGAACCAACGAATAGTGACGCGTCAATTAAAAGTATAGCAAAGTCATATGGTATTGATTTTCCACTCACTGAAAAAAACATAGTATCAAAAAGAGTATCACAAAATACATATCAATCACACTCCTCACAAAGTATCACAAATTGTAAATATTGTAATAAGTCCTTTACATCTGCAAATAATTGTTACAGACATCAGAAACATTATTGTAAATATAAAAAAAAGGAAATAACAATAACACAAGATGAAATTAATAAAATAAAACAAGAAGTTGAAAAGAAGGCAGAACAAAAGATCAAACAAGTTCAAAAAGAAGCTGAGAGGAAAATAAAAGAAGTTGAAGAAAAATATGAAGTTATCGCAGATAAAAAAGCCCAAAAAATGGTGTTATGTTTAGTTGATAAACTCGTCCCAAATCAAACTACTACAAATAGTCATAATACTAACAGTCATAATAATATTACCCAAAATAATAATATTCAAAATAATTTGAAAATAAACAACTTTGGTGAAGAGAAAACTAAATATATTACAGATACTAAATTAAAAATAATGTTTGTGGACCCTAGAAATGTAATAGTCCAACATATTAAAGATACTTATTATCATGTTTTACATCCTGAAAATTTCAACGCGAAGATTACTAATTGTAAATCAAAACATATGCACATATTAAAAGAAAATAAATGGGAAAAAGTAAATAAACAACTTACTATTTGTTCTATGTACAATAAACATGAAAAGATAATAGAAAGTGAGTTCGAAAGATTAAAACCTGAATTAACTGAAACCGTTCGAGATAATTACAAGGATTATAAACAATCTACCTTACATAGTTTCAATACATTCAAACATAGAATGGTTGACATAGAAGCAGTAATAATTAATGGAACAAAAGAACATAAACAAATAGATTTGTTAAGCGAAAAAGAAGTTGCTCGTTTGGCCAAAGAACAAGGGAAAACACCAGGAGAAATATTTGCAGAACATATGCCAGATATATTTGCAGAAAGAGATGGATTAATCGATTAAATTAATTATGAATAATATCAACAATAATTTTATTTATTTTATTTATTTTATTTATTATTTATAATTTATTGTTAATATACAATGTTTCGTCCCAAACACGGTTTTAGAGAATTACACGAATATGTAAATGATTTAAATACACAAACATCTTGTCCTGCTGAACCAACTATAAAAGCACCACAAATAGGAGGAACAACATCATCTTATAATAAGGATAAAGATAAGTTTTTTAATCAAATAGGCGTGTTTACACCAATGCCACGAATAGTTGCAATAGGCGATATACACGGTGATTTCATAGCCTTACATAAAGCATTACTAAAGGCAGGTATAGTAGATAAAAATGGTGATTGGAACAAAACAGCGAAATATACAGTGGTTATACAATTAGGAGATTTATTAGACCGTGGTGGTCGTGGTGAAGAGGATACAGACAATTACAGAGAAGAAATAGATATTTTACAATATATTGAACATCTAAATAAGCAAGCACAAAAAAAACACGATGATCCATCACTGGATTTAAACAGTGCTTTCATTACTCTAATAGGAAATCATGAACTTATGAATATGTTGGGTGATTTCAGATATGTTTCCGCAAAAGCAATGGAGGGAATGGGTGGTGAAGAAGGACGAAAGAAATTATTTTTGCCTGGTGGACCTATTGCCAAACATATTGGTTGCTGTTCATATGGAATCTGTAAAATAGGAGATTGGACATTTGTACATGCTGGTATATTACCACAACATTTAAAGGATAAAGAGTTCTCATTTTCAAAAGTAAATAACCTTATTCGACAAATAATGAGAGGAGAAATTGACAAAGAAAGTCTAAATGAATCACAAAAAAAATTTATATTTGATAATAATGGTCTATTTTGGACACGTGAATTATCTAAAGATAACCCTAATTGCTCCTTAGCAAATGAATCTGTTCGTATATTAAATAATTCTAACGGAAATGGAGGCATTGTAGTTGGCCATACAGTTCAAAAAAATGGAATAAATAGTAAATGTGGAGGTGATGTTTGGGCAATAGACACTGGTATGTCCGATGCTTTTGGAAAATCAGACGATAGTAATATACAAGTTCTGGAAATTTTAAATAATTCTAAAGTAAATATATTGTAAATTATTAACCATTTAAAGATAATTGTTTATAGGATATTAATTTAAAAATGTCTAGTGGTTATCATTTTGAACTTGTTACAAAATATGAAGAATGTGCGACAGGTATTTCTATCCATGTTAAATCAGAAGATACTGTTCAAGAAATAAAAAAAAAAATTTGTGAAAAATTAAATATCAATAATGTTTCATTAAAAATAAGAGGATTTGGTGAATTAAATGATAATTTAAGTACAATAATTGAATATGGTATCCCGGATGGAGGTATTTTAATGTGTGAATATACCACAAATAAATCTTTGAAAGGCAATATGAATAGTTGGAATACTGATATGATTGTTGAAATACCATTTAATTCATCTGTAAAATATGAATTTGACAAACACTTGAAACAAATGCGTTGTGATAGATTGTTATCAACATCTATGTTGTATCCTGGTAATTATGGATATATTGATGGTACTCTATCAGGCGATGGAGACCCTCTTGATATATTACTTGTTTGTGATTATGCGATTTATCCTGGAACTGTTGTAAGTGTAAAAGTAATTGGAGTATTATTAACAACCGATGAAAAGGGTGAAGATGAAAAGTTAATTGCGGTTCCGTCAAATGCAGTTGACCCAAGTTTTTCTGATATTAATACACTCGATGATTTAGGACCAATGATGACCAAACGAATTTTACATTTTTTTGAACATTACAAAGATATTGATGAAAATAAATGGGTGAAAATAAAAGGTTTTGAAAATGCTGAAGTTGCACACAAATTGTATTTGGAATCTTGGGATAGATATATAAAATCTTCGATGCACTTATATTATTAATCTGCGAGTCGTTGTCCCATACCGGTAGCATGCTAGGCCCACTCGCAGTAGAGAACAAGAAGATGAAGTCCGGGATAATTTTATCTTTGAGAAGTGAAATATCAAATGCATGAAAATCTTCAACTTACTTGCAGGACACTGTGTCCTGGCACTCGTACTCGAGTACCGGTGTACCGAAAATCTTAAAAGGCAATAGGCGTGTTTTTGTTTTATTAATTTATTAATTTATTTGTTTTATTATAATTAGAATTACTCAATTTTATTTAGAATGCAAAATAAAACAACAAAAGAAGCTCTGTTGAGTATAATCAATCGTTTGAAAAATTCAGAAATAGTATTCAAACCATTATATGAACAAAACAAAGACAAATTTGACAGAATAGAAGCAAATATAGATGGGTTTGAAGTCGAGTTAGAACATTTGAATAATTCTTTGAATATATATAAATGGCTACTTTTCATTAGTAAAACAAAAGAAGAACTTTTTGAAAATATGGAACTTCTTATAACAAAACCAGATGGTTCGCCAATAGAATTTACAGATGAAATTAAAGACGTATTTTTTGAAAATTCAAAACCATTCCAAATGTTTGTATTACTATTAGAATTATGTAGAACAAAATATGAAAATGTAGATTTTGAAAGTGAAGAAAATATGAAATTTTTTGAAAAAATGAGGAACGAATATGCAGAAAATGAATCACAACTTATGTTAGAAGAATATATTAAAAAAGAAACAGAACTTGAATCAACTGAATTAGACATTCAAGAAGGCGGATCGGATTTAATTTCAAAATATGAACTTACATATATTAATAACGAAAAAGCATATAAAGAATATATAACAACTTTAAAAAATACAAATCAAATAGGAGGTTCATCTCAAAATTCTGATTTTAATAGACATAGATTTGTAAAAGTTTGTTATACTTTAGATAAACCCCTTCCATTAAAAATACCAAAAGTGGAATTCCTTAATTTCAAATTTGAAAATAATAATAACAAATTTTGTATTGATATAGAATATCCTTGGTGGCCAACTATGGGAAATATGTTACCCGAATTATTTAATAAAGCAAATATTAAACAGTGTATGAAAGAAAAATGTGTACGATCATTTGACGATGTTAAAGTTGCTGATTCACCAGATAAACAAGAGTGTGTAAAATCATGCTTTATTACAGCTGAACCTTCTCTTTTTGATTTCAGTTTTTTTCCATTATGGTCTATGAAAAAATACGATCCATATGGAGTCATAGGTGGTGGTGTAAGTTTTGTTCGTTTTTTTATGAATCAAATAGATTCAACTATGGGCAAATTTGATCCGTTGATAGATAAATTAGCAGGTTATTTAGTTGCATTAATTGGAGCTATACCCATATTAGGCGATGCAGTAGTTTTTTTATCAAAAACATTTGAAGATATAATTGGTCATTTTGCCGAAAGTTTAATACCCTGGTTTGATGCTTACCTTAATATAATTGATAAAAATTTTGAAGAAGGATTTGCTATATATGCATCAACAATCCCAAATTCAACAAAAATGACAAACGCATCTGAAACATCAGTTAAATTCTTAGATAAAATGATACCTCTATTTAACAAAGCAATAAAAGGTGTAGAGGTCGGTACGGATGTTCTTGCAAATATGAATTTTAAAAGTATATTAGACACGTTAAAAGGAGCAGGGAATAACCCCCTTAAAATGCCCAATAATGCTAACCCCGCAGATTCTAAGGCATCTGGTAACCCCGCAGATTCTAAGGCATCTGGTAACCCCGCAGATTCTAAGGCATCTGGTAACCCCGCAGATTCTAAGGCATCTGGTAACCCCGCAGATTCTAAGGCATCTGGTAACCCCGCAGATTCTAAGGCATCTGGTAAATCCACGAAATCTAAGCCTAAAAAAGCGAAACGAAAAAAGAAAAAATAAATCTGATTCAATATCTAAATACAATCATTTAAGTAAAATAATTTATGTACAATCATTTAGAATTATAATTGAAAATAAATAAATAAATGCTCTATTCACATAAACAAACAAATTACATACAATATGACAATACATTCCACGAATGTATTTTCATCTTTGGAATGACTTTATTATTATTATTATTGTTATTAATAATATTATATCTTATTCTATGGTGATTTTTACATTTGACCTATTTATTTGAATGATTTTAAACACACAATATAAAATAGTAAAATGAACGACGTAAAACATCATTGAACGTTTTCCAACCCATGCTAATCCCTTTACAATAGGATTATCTTTATATTGATCTAAAAATCCCAAACCTTCTATCTTTCTATCATCATTTGAGTCATTATTATAGTTATTATAGTTATTATTGTTATTGTTGTTATTTATTTCACTTAAGTCATTATCTACGTTTTTTATTTTGTAACATGTAAATGCTATAGCACTTCCTAATAAGAAGTATCCCAGATAAGGTATTAAACTAAAATGATCAAGCGAATCATATTTTAAATTCATGATTCCACTTATGAAACATATAAAGGGATTCTTCTCACATACTTCAAAAAATTTATTTTTTATTGATGGAGTTTTGAGTAATATATGAATAAGTAATATACCTCCGGAAATGACATATGTTAATATTGGAACCTTTATTACGAAACTAGATAATATGGTTGCAATTCCTAAGAAATGCATAATTCCAAATTTCACGTAAGAATCCCCAAATTCAATTTTTGTGAAATAACTAATTATTAACCCAACAGCAAGTAAATATAACCCTCTTTTTACTTTATTTGGTATATATTCTTCACTTTTTTTACCTGATGTGCTAATTGCTAAATTCATACCAGAAGCAATAATAAATGTTGTATGAGCAATTTTTGCACACAAATATAACAGACCACTATCAGTATTTGCATTTACAACATTCATGTGTTTTCCTAAGTAAAAATAGTGGAAAAACATCATAAGTAATACCGCAATGCCTTTTGTAACATCTATTTCAATGAATCTTTTTTTTTGAGATTGATTTTGTGAATTTACAGAGTTCATATCAATTTTAATATAAATTATTTAGTAAATTATTTAGTAAATTATTTAGTATAATATTATTTCGTTTATAATTTAAAGAGAAATTTTATTCAGAATCATATAAATATTTATTTTGTAAAATGAATGCTTTGTCAAATGAAGAACCCAAAACAATTCGTACTTACACATATATTCAAAAAATACAATTAAAAGATGACATTGAAAAAAATCTAGAACAAAAAGAATTAATTGAAATATTGAGAATTTTAGTTGATAATAATATCAAATTATCACAAAATTATACAGGCGTTCTATTTGATTTAAAATATGTTCCAAACACTGTATTAGAAAAGATTGAGAAATACGTAAATTTTTGTTCAGAAAATAGAAAAAATCAAATAGAAAATGATAGTTTAAAATCAGAATATAAAAAACAATTAAAACCAGATACATATAAATACGAAACTTCAATAGAAGATAAAAAATCACCATTGACCAATTTATATCAAAAATATAAAAATATAAATGATTGTGAATCTGAAGAAATACCTACGTATAATGTTCAAGATAATTCATCTATTTATAAGGTAAACGTATCTATTGGAAATAAAAAAACAAAGAATAAAAATGAATATAAGAATAAATTAATGAAATTTAAAGAACAATGTAATAAAAAAGGTCAAATTGATATAGATATGGACATAGATATTGACAATAATGATGATGGTACCGACGATTGTGAAATAGACAACGTGGATGATGATAATAATATAGAAGAATATGAGGATGAATATGAAGATAATGAATACGATAACGACAACGAAGATGACGAAGACGATGAAGATGAAGATGATGAAGATGATGAAGACGATGAAAATGATGAAGATGATGAAGATGATATGAAGACGATGAATAAATATGTACTTATAAATAGCCGATGATTTACTGAGATTTCATTGAATTCAGAAAATTTTCTCTACTAACAGCCTTATAACAATCTTTTGCACCAATTTGAATTTGACATTCAGTTGTATCTTTAATTCTCACTGTAAACGGTGCTTTTGTGTGACCGTCACAATTAATCATATCTAATGCTCTCAACTTAACTACTGAATCGCACAATGGGATACAATCTAGAATTTGACCAAATGGATTACGATTTGAATCACCGTCTAGTCCTGCCAAGTATAATATAAGATTTGTCATTTCAATTTTTAAAATAAATTCTTTCAAATCTGGAAAAAACTGCGCTTCATCAATAGCTATTATATCTACGTCTTTTAACATATTTTTTTTTATTAAAAGTAACAAATTACTAACTTTAACAGCATGATGTTTAATATTATTATGCGTTTTAATAGACTGACATGTTCTTGTATCATTTGTATGATTAATTACAAGCACATTCTTTCCAATTGCTTTATATCTCGAAATTTGTCGCATTAATTCGGTTGATTTACCCGAGAACATCGGTCCAATAAACATGTGTGCTTCGAACATATTTTGAAATATGTTATTAATTTGTATTTGTATTTGTATATGTATATGTATATGTATATGTATATGTATATGTATTTATTTAAATATAAAATACTATTATTTATTAATCAAATTTAGTTGTTTCAAAACATTAATATTTAAAATTTAAAATTTAAATTCATAGTTTACATTCTAATTTTACTTAAAATGTTCATATTTATAAGCCCTCCATTTGGTAATTATGTAAGTTTACCATATACTATATCTATTAAAGGTAGTTTTACATTATATCCACGTACTGGATTATTTTCTCAAATTTTGAAAACATTACGATATGATTTTGAAAATAGTTGTTGGAGAAATAAAATAGGATTACGTAACCCGGGAATTGAATATGCCATTTCTCGCTATTATGTTTCAAAGTCAACTGATACTGAAAAAAATACAAATATGAGACATTTAATAAGTATAGCTATATTAAATAAAAATGAAATTGAAAAATTAAATGATATAGTTCCAAGAGATTGTAATATAGAATTAAATGTAAGTTGTCCAAACGTAGATGATGAAAAAGAAAAAGATTTCAAATCACTTGTATATAAAGAATTAGGTATTTTCTACGACACAGACCGAAAATGGTGTATTGTTAAATTGTCTCCAAAAGATACAATAAAACAGGTAGACGTCCTATATGAACAAGGATTCCGTCAATTTCATTGTTCAAATACATATCCAAAAGAAGATGGAAGTGGTGGATTGAGTGGGGCAATATTAAGACCCTATACTTCTAAATTAGTCAAATCAATAAAAGATAAATATCCAGATACTGAAATCGTTGCTGGAGGTGGTATACGCACGTATAGAGATATAGACGAATATAAAAAATTTGGAGCAGATAATTTTTCAGTTTCTACTCTACTTTTTAATCCTTTTATGTTTTATTTGTTTTATGTAGATCATAGAATTAGACAATATAAAACAATATAAAACAAAATAATAAGATAATTAACACCATGTTTATTTATTTATAATTTACTCTTTCTTATTATTATTTTGTAAATGAGTCATAAATTAATTATTAAAGGAGATCCAAGTGATACTTTGCCAGAAAAAGGATGGATTCATCCTTGTATAATATGTAATATGCCTACATCTAGAATGTTCTCTTATTATTACAGTTATAAAGTGTATAGTTGCTATTTTTCTGTAAAGATTGTCTAAAAGAAAACGAAAATATAAATTTGTATTCCCACGAAATACTATTAAAAGTGTATAAGTGATGTATGTTTTTGTTTCATTTGGTTTCATTTGGTTTCATTTGGTTTCATTTTATGTTTCATTTTATTTATTTATTTTATAGTAATTTTATATCCATTATATTTGAATTAATTAAAACAAATGATTACTGATAGATATAATTTTGCTACAGAATTAATGATACAGGTTGTATGCTTCTATATAGGAGTAGCAATATTCATAGGATTGTGTATGGTTCCGCCATTAGTTCTATTTTTACCATATGCGTTGCCTTTAACTTTTATGGTCTGTATTATTGTAAATATAAGTTTTATAATAAGATTTGTAAAAGGGACAAATAAAGAAATCGACGCAGTAAAACAAAAATTTGAGAAACATATAGATTTAGATGCTGTTACATTTGATGACGTAGTAAATCAAGTAGGAGACACCGCAACAGAAGCAACCAATAATGTTGATGTAAATGATATTGTAAATGCAAACACAGAATGAATTATAAATAGTTATTTTATAGTTTATATTTGTTTTTATTATTTTAATATATTATTATAATACTTCTTTTAAAATGATTAATCTAAATGTTATACCAAATGTAAATGAAATAGATGCACGAGAAAAAAATGCAAATGGGGGTTTGCTTGCTCAGTTAATAATGTTTTATATAGGAATTGCTGCTTTCGTTTTAGTATGTTGCATTCCGCCATTTACAATATTTTTACCATTTATGATTCCTATGATTATACTTATTGTTATATTTGTAAATCTCGCATACTTTGGTAAATTTTTAGATAGAGCAGGTAAAAAATTTCAATCATTGGTCGATAAGACAGAAAGTATGTATGATAGCACGACGACGACATTATCTGGAAATTTAGAATCAAGAGTTCAAAACGCAGAACAAAATGTTGCTTCTTAAATAGATACTGTGGGAAATGATATTTAAACTTCGAAAAACCATTTTTTATTATTATAAAATTTGTCACACAAATGAGTCGGTATGTTATTTAAATCAATCAATTTCATATTAAAATTATATGTTTCTCTATAAACATGGTTACTGTTTAACTTTTCTTCTAATTTTTTTGGATTTCTAATCAAGTTCATCGCTGTCTTTTTACCACATTTAGGAAAACAACTTTTGATATTGTCAGAAGGATCGCCACATAAAACTTTTAATAATAAATTAGCTCTTTGATCTACAGACGATTTCGCCCCAATATCAATCCCTTTCAAATTTATAATAGATGTTTTACCATCTAACAACTGTAACATATCATAATCATTAGTTATAATTATAATATTTTTTTTTGGATAAGTTTTTCTTATGTATCTATGAAGCAACGCAATTACGTCATCACTTTCAAGGCGTTCTTCACCTAACGTGGTCATATTATGCTCCTTTACCAATTGAGGTAACAATTCACGGATTGTATGACGAAAAATCCCACCACCTTTCCACTTTGATTTTTTGTAAATTTCATCACGATTTGCTTTGTATTTAGTGAAAAAGTCTTGTCTCCAAATGTATTTACGAGGACAATCCATTGCAAATATAAATTGACTAAACGGTATCTTGTGGAAACTACGCAATTTTTTATTATATTCTGACATAGTTTTCTTGATTTGAGATTTAACAGTTTTTGGTTTCACATTTACGTTTTCCAATTGTCTTTCAAGATTTTGTATTTCTTTATTTCTCTTTTTTTCTAAAATCGCCTTAGAAGATGTGACACCTATTAAGTTGCGGAAATTCACTTTTGTAAACAGTTTTTCAAATCTATTCAAATACATCTTATCGTATTTTTCTCTAAATACATCACATTCCATCCAATCATTTTCAGGTACTGGAACATCATCGCATGCCATTTTAAACCAACATTCAGTGGCATACAAACTATAAAAATTGACATATCCAGTATCCAACAGAACAATAGGATAGTCACTATCTATCTTAGATTTTAATGTTTCTTTCATCGTTTCTCTTATATTTTCCATTTTGATTTCAATGTTGATATTACGATATTTATGTTTAAATATTTGTCATTAACAAGTTTAATTATTCTATATTATTTAATCAAATTTAAAATAATACAAATAACAAGTTTGTATTATTGTTTGTGTTTATTTTAAATTAATCTTTTCTTTTTTCTATATAAACTAAATTTGTGAATTTATAATTTTATTATGAGTTTGTCGTTTGAAAGTATTGGAACACTCAACTCAACTATATCCACACATAATAAGGTTGATGTATTAGTTGAAGCGAAAAAAGATTACACAAATCAATTAAAAGACATTTTAGTTGGACCAATGTATAATGGATTTTTAACTATATATAATGATGCGAAAGAGAGTTGTAGTAAAAAAATAATTATTGATCAAAGACTCAAGAAATTTCAGAGTTATATTAGCAAAATACCAAAATGGTCTGATGAAGAATTAAATACTGAATGCGATAGAATTACAATCTTATCTAAATGTGACTGGATTGAATATCTTATTACAGTTGTATTTGTAACTCATGCTAAAATACGTGCTTCTGTGAAAAATGATAATATTGAATATAAAAATATTCAAATTGACGTACCTGAAAAGAATAAATTCATTCACAAATGTTACGTAGAAGCTGCGCGTAAAATATGGAAAAACGCATATTTATATGATGATGAAAACATATCTGACTCAGAATACCAGAGAAATATAAGGGATATTGAAACTCTTATAAATGATGCAATTGATATTACTATACGAAAAGCGCTTCCAATTCGGAATTTACTAGAAGAGTATCTTGGTAAAGATTTGAAAATTATAAATACTCGCGATGACGATGTAACAAGTTTATCTGCTATGAATGATAAAAATATACAAAATATGATTAAAAAAGAATTAGAAGAAATTAAGAGTGATTTTAATTCAAATACTGAAAATAACGGATTTGCAACATTCGTTATAGATAATTCAAAAATTGTTGAAGTTCAACAAGAACCAAAAGAACCTGATACACCGAACACACCCGAACCTGAGCCTATTCCAGAAGACGTTCCAGAACCAGAACCCGAACCTATTACGGAAAATATTACGGAAAATATTACGGAAAATATTACGGAAAATATTACGGAAAATATTACGGAAAATGTTCCGGAAAATATTCCAGAATCTGAACCAATTCGTATGGAAGCACCCAAACTAGATATAAATAAATTAGATCAACTTATGAAAGATACAAAAAATCATACAAGTAACGGAGAAGAAGTCGACATAGATGTTATATCTGTATCTGATATGCCGAAAATAACTAAAAACTCAAATAGTATTAAACAACAGTTGAACGATAGTCAAAATTATTCAATAGCTAGTTCAAGAAGACAAAAAAAATATAGTACAGTTCTTTTTAGAAATTAATTGTTCTTGTTATTATTATTTTTATTATTATTTTTATTATTATATTATATACTTTATATAGAACACTAAATAATATAAAATGGATTTGTATTTAATGCTTGGAATTGGCGCAGCTATCGCAGGATACATATTATCTTACATTGCTTATCATTATATTGAAACTCGTGACGTCGAACAAGACGATATGACAAAAGAAGCTATCGGAAATATCCACCTTCGTTCTGCTTTAATTGCTGGATTAGCAGCATTTGTTGCTATGTTCTTTATTAACAAAAATAAAGGCGGTAATGCTATGGGTAGTGTATCTGTTCAAAAAATGGATGTTGGACAACCTGGATTCTAACTCTTTGACAAATAATTAACAACTGACTCTCTATCTTGTGCATTTTTAATTTTTTTAATTTTATAGTTCGTATCTAATATATTTTCAATATTAGGATTTGCCGGCAATTTTTCCATTATAGAACGTCTTAAGCAAGAAACTGTTTTTTCTTTTGAGTTCCCACCCAATTTTTCCAATACTTGTTTGTAACAATTCTTAGGTATCCTTCCTAACTTATTTATATTATTTTTATAGTTTACCACAATATCATATATATCTACTGCCTTTTGAATCGTAGAATTCATTAGGATAGAGTCAACTATAGTTTTAAGTGTATTTTTAGGTGGCGTAGCAATTGTTTTATCTTGTGCATTTTCTTGTGTGTTTTCTCTTGTTTTTAGTTCTTCAGTTTCTATTCTTTTTTTACTTATGTTTTTAAGAATATTTTGTTCTTTTTTCGTAAATATAGTTTTCAAATGACTCATTATATTCTTTACTAAATCCCGCTTATACCACAAAATTATTGTAATACAAACTAAAATAAATATGCAAAATAATATGAAATTTCTCAGTTTGACTTAAATACATATTTATATCTATATAAGTTTAAATTATTTAAAATTTCAAATTTCAAATTTCAAAATTCAAAATGAACACACGTTCCATGTATTTAAATATAATATTATATTAATTAAATAAATTCGATTTACATAAATGTCATCTAATCAAAATAATATTACAAATCTCCATAGCCATAGAACATTTATAGATACATATTTAAGACAAACACCAACCTCAACTGAAACAAAAACTAATAAAAACGAAAAAAACAATATATCTTTTAAAGCAATAACTTATGGAATAGATAATTCTATTTCAAAAGATTTAGATTCTATATACAGCAATTTTATATGTTCAACTTTACTTAAAAATGACTGTGTTTTGTTTGGAGATTTTGTAATTGAGTTTTTTTCAAAAAACAAATTAAATCTTGCAAAGACTATATGTGCATATGGTGATTCATCTCTTAAAAATATAATTGAAAGAGATCTTTATGGAAAAATTTACACAAAGTCATCAGATAATTATCCAATATTTGGATATGTTAAATACAAATATAAATGTATTCACGAAAACCAATTATACGATATTGTAATATTCTATTTAAACTATGTACAAAAAATAGATACAAATTTTGTCAAAGAAAATATGATCTTTAATATAGACACATTAGTTGTATCAAGAAATGGAATAAAGGCTTTATCTTGGTTGACTGAAGAAAATGAAGATCACAATTTGGAAGTTCCACTACCATTTGGACAATTAGTAGAAGATATTACAAAAAAGATATTTTACATTAATTCAAAAATTAAATATTTTTCTCAATTAGAAAGAGTTTTGTCCTATTTGAATAATGGTTGGGTAAATTCATCCTCTCAATTAATAAAACAGATGCTATCTCAACCACATTTAGGAAAACTATGCGAAATTTGTCATGAAAAAATAGGTAAAAATGAAAAAACGATAACTATGAAATGTAAACACTTTTTCCACAAAGAATGTTGGATAGAAACTGTAAAACATCATATTACTAGCAATTCAGGTGACATTATAAATTGTCCAACATGCAGAAAAACATATTACTTACATGAAGTTTTATAAATGAAATTACGTTAATAATTTTATTATATTTTAACTTAATACTATAAATGATTGATAAAAGTTTTGATTTAAATTCAAATCATTTAATTATAAATTTTTATAATTCATTTGTCTTTGGAATAATGGTTGTTTATATGACAGATGATAAGAAATTAACTCAGATAGAAAAGGACGATATGATGATATCAATTACAATTCTGGTATTTTCAATATGTGAGTTGGAGTATATGGGATTCTTATGAAATATATTATATTTAATTATATTTGTTTTATTTAATAGAATATTTCTCATTATTTTATATTATAGTTAAAATGAGCGAGATTGCACAACAAAATATGTATGATGGGTTATTCGTAAATACTACAAGCGAGGAAAATAAAATAGATGAAGTGGATGAAGACGAAGTTGATGAAGACGAAGTTGATGAAGACGAAGTTGATGAAGACGAAGTTGATGAAGACGAAGTTGATGAAGACGAAGCTGATGAAGACGAAGTTGATGAAGACGAAGCTGATAATAATAATCCTTCAGCAGAAGAATACATTGATAAATTTTTTGAATTAACAAATATCTACCGAGATTGGAAAAAAATAGGAAATGTAAAAGACTCCGATATTACAGCACAACAACTTAAAACTAAAAACACACTTCAAAAACGTCTTTCAGATGAATTGTCTTCTACTAAATTAGATGGTTGTGATTTGAATTCAATCCATTTATTTCACGAAGGAAATACTTTATATATTGAATGTTGGGACAAAGGCGATGATGAGAGTAACCGAGAATCGTCTAATATTAATGTCATACAATATAAAATACTTTTAGATAACAAAGTATTCGTTGATGAAGAAATTGAAAATATAAGACAAAAATTAAATGATGAAAACTATCTGTCTGAAATTGACTATATGCGGAACAATCTTCTAGAATATCAAGCAATTGTTGGAAAAGAATCAGACGATTATTTGTTAAATTTAGAGAATATGTCTTCTGAAGAACTTGAGAGAAAATATCAAGAAAAAGAAACTTCATACGACGGATTAGAAAATGATATTTTTGAAAAAATGATTGATTTAGTAAAAATGAAAGATAATTTAGAGAAACAACACATGTTTTTGCTAAATTACAAGAGTATCATAAATGTAAAAAATGAACTATTTGGTAAACAAGATAGTTGTGGTGACAAACAAATGGATAATGATAAAATAACCGTAAAAAATATAGAAAAATGTCTTCAACATTGTCAACTTAAATACATTGACTTTTTACGTGTATTAAATGATAGATACATGGAACTTGACATGATATCTATAGATGAAGATAAGAAAAAAGCTATCATGTTTGATATTGTTGCATTAGAAAAACAGATAAGTACACTTTATAATACTTCAAAAAATAAAAATGAAGAAGATAAGTACAAATTAGAAAAGGGTGCATTAATCAAAGTTCAAGAAAATGGAGATATATTCCTTGGTATTGCCAAAAAACATAGTCGCGGAAATACAAATGTAGCTTATTGTAACAAAATAATGGATTCTGAAACAGATAAGTACGAATGTAAAAATGTGCGAGACATGGTATACAACAAAGACAAAGAAAAGGAAGTCGTAGTTCCTATATTAGATTTCATTAAATATTATAAAAATATAGCTCATTTATCTAATCCAATAATTAAAAAAGGATTCGTAAATGACGAAAATTATGAAGATTATGAAGAATATGACGTAGAAACTTATCGTAACATTGAAAAAACAAAAATAGATAAAACGAATTTCACAATTAACAAAAACAGAGAGTTAGTGAATGATCTTGGAATTGAAGAACAAAAAAATATATTATTTGAGTATTTAAATGAAAATAAAGATAAAATAAAAGATAAAATACACAAATTTTGCAAAGGGTTATCTTATATTTCTACGGAAGATATCAATAATTTTACCGACGATATCCTCGACGGAATTTACAAAGAAATACCTTTGGTATATACATCTTTACAATTACAAGACTATGTACATAATTACGTATTACGATTTATTAAACATGTATGTGATCATACACGTATTGAATTTAACGTAAAAAATATGGATGTATACAAAACACAAGAAGACAAAGAGAAAGAATTATTAAAAGAAATACAAGTTATACAGAAAACGCTTGAAAAAGAAAGATTCGAAGATGAAATAGGAAAAACACCCCAAGAAGAAGACGTTATCAGATCACGTGTAGTCACGTATGGAAGAAAGGGGTTGCTAAACATAGGAAACACATGCTTTATGAACGCTGCTATACAAGTATTTAGTAACATAAAACAATTACGTGAGTTTTTATTTAGTTTGGATGCAACAAATATATTAGACCAACCAAGAAATGTAGAAAATCAACTAGATCGTGCAAATTCACTTCGCATGTCACATCTTATAGTCTATTTCAAAAATATATTATCCGAAATATGGTCTGGTCGTACAAATACATATGTAGATGCCGATAAAATACGACCATTTAGACAAAAAATAAGCAATTTCAATATGGGTGGACAACACGATGCGAATGAAATTTTTATGCAAATATACAACGATTTACACGAATTTTTACAAGAACCTTTTAGTGTTCCGTTAAGACAAAAACATTTTAATTCAGTGATTGTGTTAAACAATGGTAATATAGTATCCACTGCTACTGGAGACGAAGATAATGAAATTCGTGAAGAATTTGTCAAAAGTCCTGAATTTAGTCAAATACACCGCGATTCCATTTCAGAATTACGTAAAATCGGATTATATTCCATTATATCACAATTATTTAACATTGTCATTCGTCGCGTAACTATAAATAGCAATTGTGAGGAAGTTGATGGAAATTTATACAAAATTAATTATAATACATCTCAATCGTTAAAATTGGACATACCGCATACAGAACGAAATTACTGGATATGTTCTGAATGTGAAACTGAAAATGTATTTAAACCAAATGATCTTACTTGTGAAGCGTGTAATAGTAGATTAGAAACTCTACCTAAAATTCGCCAACCACAATTTTACAAGAAAACTCTTGAAGAATTATTGTCATTTTACACTTCACAAGAAACACTACCCGATGGTGAAACATTACAATCAACTGTATGTCCAGAATCTTTTTATAATATTCGTGAAACACGTATCGTATCTTTACCATATGTATTGAATGTATCTCTTCAAAGAACCATTTCTCGGAGAGGAAATTATCTAAAGATTGACATACCAATACATGTTCCTCTTATCTTAGATATGGGTGGTTTTATTGAACCTACTTTATTTGAAAATGAACGTATTGAATCTTTATATGGGCTACAAACGATTGTATGGCACGGCGGTTATTCTGAAAAAAATGGCGGACATTACAAAGTATGGAGCAAACAAGGTGGTAAATGGGTCGAATTTAATGACTCCCAAGTAAAAGATGTTATTCCTAAACTAATTGAAATTGACGGAAAATCTTATATCCAAGATTACGAAAAAAGCGACTATGTATGGAATATCTATATGATTACCTACATTAGACAAGATATAGATACGTTTACCTATAAATCTATGAAGGTCAAAGCAGTTGAAGTTGTTATTGATGATGACGTTGACGAAACTGTAGAGGAAGAAAAAGAAAAAGAACCAGAACCGGAACCAATTGTTGAAAAAGCGGAAGAAGAGGAAGGAGAGGAAGGAGAAGAACCAGAACCGGAACCAATTGTTGAAGAAAAGGAAAACAAAGAACCAGGTGTAAAACCAGATATACAAAAACCTACTCTTGTTGATGTTCCTGAAATAGATGGTATTGATTTTGTTATTGATGACGTTGAACCTGAAATAGTTGAAAAAGAAATTGACCCAGATCTTGTCGAAGTAATCGTTTCTTACAAAGTTGAACCAAATAACGAAAACTTATTATTGGAAGATACTAAATTCTTCTTTGATGAAGAAGACAACTCCTATTATTTGGTCGATAATTCTGGAGAACCAGTGTCATTTTATATGTTATATGATAAGAATGCGGGATCTGTTAGTGATGGAAACAAAGTACCCATTGACAATGTATTATTTTACTATAATTCTGAAATAGATGAAAACATGATTTATGGTAAAATACCTGAATTAGAATCAAAAATAGGTGATTTTAAAGTAAAAGATATAGAAAATAAACTGTTTGAAATAGAATTTACAATTAATAAGTAAACTTAAGTAAATATTTTGGTCTTTTATTCTTTTTTATTTTTTGAATTATTTTTTGAATTATTTTTTGAATTATTTTTTGAATTATTAAATTTAATTACTGGACAATATGTTTTCATTTTATCCGTGTTTTCTTTAATTAAATGACACGCCATAAATGCTGGTAAAGCAATTAATCCTATTTTTGAAATTTGTTTTAACATGATTTGAACTTATTTTGAACTTATTTTGAAATTATTTTGAAATTATTTTGAATATTATTATTTTGAAATTATTTTGAAATTATTTTATTTTATATTATTTTATATTATTTTATTTATTTACAATTTTACACATAAGGTATATATCTTGGTGTATCCATTTTATACATTTCTACATTAAACTCCTTGTTAGCATATGCGGAGACATTAATTTTATCTTGTACTTGAATTTCATCGCATCCTTGGTCACCAGAACAGTCTCTATCTTTGTTTTTAAGTGGGATTTTTACAGAGGGAAGTTTGTCTGTACTTGTATAATACAACCATCTATTTGAACCTGGATAAGTTGGTTTCCCATATAATGGAAGTACCGTTGGATTGTTTTCATCTGGTGCTGTTAATATACCCACTTGAGTATATGTTCCACTTTCGCCTCTTGTTGGGATGTTAATAGGTAGTTTTGGAGTTCTATTATGAACTTCTTGAATAGAAGGATTACCATATTGATAAGTGCGTTCTGGTGGTAAAAGTGGATTAATTGCTCTTTGATAATCCTTTGATTGTAATGTCGCATTGACTTCTGGATCATTTGAAATAGGTCCTCCTAATAATGAATTATTTGTATTAATTTCAACTTTATCTATATGCATATCACGTAATAATTTGCCTTGATATGTATTGTAAACGTATAATCCGGTTACAAGACATATACCTATTAAAAGATACATAGTCTGTGAATCTGCTCTTAAAAATGATGAATTTGCCATATTGTATATTATCTTGTATATTATCTTGTATATTATCTTGTATTATCTTGTATTTTATCTTGTATTTTATCTTGTATTTTATCTTGTATTTTATCTTGTATTTTATCTTGTATTTTATATTTTATTTAAAAATCTATATAATTTGTGTTATAAATAAATTTACTTATTATAATATAATTACATATTTATATTTATATTTATTATACCATCTTTATCAATGAAAAAATATATAAATGGTCAACTTGAGAATGGTTTGAAATACATTTACATTCCTGATCCTAATGTTATGACTTTTACCTTAATAGTTGCTTTTAAAGTTGGTTCAAGAGACGAAAAAGATGCTGCGTTTGGTTATTCTCATCTGTTAGAACATATGCTTTTCAAAGGAACCACTCGGCGTCCAAAAGCCAAAGATATAAGTCAAGAATTTGAATTGTTGAGTGGTTCGTTCAATGCTACAACTTCTCAATGTATTACGAACTATTATATGAAAGCACCAGATGAAAATTTTGAAAAATGCATGGATTTGCTTTTTGATATTACATTTAATTCTATTATAAGAAGTGTTGATCTTGAAATGGAAAAGAAGGTTGTCGTCGAAGAATTTAACAAAATGATGGATAGTCCAATGGCAACATCCGTCGAAATAAGTATTAAAGAAATTTTTGAAGATCACCCATTAGGACAGTCTGTTATAGGAACAAAGGATAGTATTCTTGGATTTGATAGAGATAAGGTATATAATTATTATAAACATTTTTATACACCATCTAATTGTACCGTGTCTATTGCTGGTAACATAGGAAATATAAAAGAAGATAAATTGAAAAAATTACTTGAAAAATATACAAATGTATGCAAAGGTAAATCTAAATCTAAATTATGTCAAAATATCACTTCTAATTTTGTAAATCCAAAACAATCAATTCCACTCAAAATTCAAGAAAAACCTAAATTAAAGGTTCAAACGCGAAATAATACACAACAATGTGCTATAATGATTGGATACCCAAGTACAAATCGTTACAATATGAGTGATATTTATGCTCTTAATATAGCTGCAACAGTTTTAGGTGGTGGATTAAGTTCTCGTTTGTTTTTGGAAATTAGAGAAAAGGCGGGGTTAGCTTATACTATAAAAGCAGATAACATCTTTTTTCAAGATTCTGGTCTATTTATGATTACGACGGCAATAGAGAAGAATAGTTTGTTATTTAGTAATGTAGACAAAGACAAAATAGACATTACAAATACAAGTGATTCTCATGATAGAGTAGTGAAAAGTGACGTAGTTATCTCAAAAAAATCTAAAAATGACAAAGGTGGACTAACTATTATTTTGAAAGTAATGGAAGATATTTTAAGAGATGGTATTACCGAAGATGAATTATTACGTTCTAAAACAAATTTAGTCAATAAACTGGCAATGGCTTATGAAAATACCCATACTATTGCTATGTATTATAATGAAATGTTAATGATGGAACATTCGCCTATTATTACGATAAATGATTTTATAAAAGGTATTAAAAGTATGAAAATAAAACAAGTCAATGAAGTTATTAGAAAATACTTATCTTTTGAAAAAATGACTATTTGCGTTGTTGGAAATTATACCGAAAAACAAATTATTGAACATTTGTCAAAACAATTTTGAACTTTGAACTTTGAATTTATATTTAAACAATTAAACAATTAAACAATTAAACATATATATTTTGAAATATGAAATAAGTATATATACCTTGATTCATGTTTTTACTAACAATAAAATAGAAATAAAAGAAAATAATCAAGGTGATACACAACTTGATTTATTCATTCGACAAATTTCAAATGGTAATTATGAAACCCATAATTATAGGTCACTATTTAAAACTATAATGAAACAATTGTTAAAACTATTAAATTATGATTTTAAAATTGATCAACATAAATTTTTAGATAGATTTAGTCAAACTAAGACTGATTACGAAAAACCGAAAAAACGCTCACATACAAAAGGGAAGGTCGCTGCTCTTAAGATGTGATGAATAAATTATTTATATTTTTTATGTATTTTATGTAAATTTAAATATATCCTTTTTCTATATATAATATATTATAAGATTCAATACCAATAATGGATCAAAATACAAAGGATACGTCAACACCAACTCCAACGACTCCAATTTCACAAGTTGCTGAAGAAAGTGATGTCACCGATGTCAATGATGTCAACAAATTAAATAACGAAGTTTGGGCATTTATAGATTCTTATTTTGAAACTGTTCCAAAAAATTTAGTCAATCATCAGTTAGATTCTTATAATATGTTTGTAATGTCTCAATTACCAAGAACTATTCGCCAATTTAACCCTTTGCTTCTAATGTATAGTGACAGTGGTACAAAAATTGAAATTACAATTGGCGGTTCTATGAAAGAAAAAAATGGAAAATTAGAATTATTAAATGACGGTGGTGGTATTTTCTTATCTAAACCAGCGATTATGGAAAAAGAGAAAGTAATTAATCCAGATACAGATGAAGTAATTTACAAAAATAGATTAAGACAGTTATATCCAAACGAAGCAAGATTGAAAAATATAACTTATGGTATCCATATATTTGTCAATATTTATTTGCGATTTAATGATAGCGAACCAATGGTTTATGTAAATAATAGCTGGAAACCATATACACCTGAATTTGCAGATAAGCAAGAACGCTTTAATCTTGGATTTATACCCGTTATGCTTGGTAGTAAATTATGTGTTTTAAACAATTTACCTGCAACAGCATTACGTAATATGGGCGAGTGTCAATATGATCAAGGTGGATATTTTATTATTGATGGAAAAGAAAAAGTGGTTCTAGGACAAGAAAGACAAGTTGAAAATAAAATCTATGTTCGAGCAATGAATGATACAACTAAATTTTTATATGAAGCAGAAGTTCGCAGTTCTCCAGAAGATAAGTTTCAACCTGCACGAAAAACGCGGATGTACATAATGCGTGGAAATAGAATAGGAAAACCTAAAATGAATGTCGAAGATGAAGAAGTCGAACAGAAGAAAAAAAATATTGATGCTATGATGCGTGATTTAGAAAAGAAATCACAAGGTGCAATACGAGTTAATGTACCAGGATTAAGCGGAAATAAACAAAATACTCAAGTAGAGGTTCCACTATTTGTATTATTCAGAGCATTAGGTGTAACAAGTGACAAAGAAATTTTAGAACACATTTGCTATGATTTAGAAGCAGATGGAAGTGCACAATATTTAAAAGCACTCGAACCATCTATAGACGATGCTCGTTCTATTTATACACAAAAAGATGCAATATTGTATTTACAAACTAAAATCCAATCTATGGAACATGGCGAATTACGTAACAAATTTATGAGTGAATATACAAAGGAAGAATTATCTAAAAAAAATCGTAGAGATGAACTTGATTTTATTGTAATTACAGATATTTTGAAAAATCATTTGCTACCACACGTAGGAACTTCATATAAAGCAAAAGCACTTAATTTAGGTTATATGGTCCGAGAATTGCTTGATGTATATTTTAAACAAAAACCAATAACAGATAAAGACAGTTTCATTAATAAAACATGCGATTTATCTGGTTTCTTATTTGGAACAATTTTTCGTGATTTGTATTTCCGTCTTAAAAATCACATAGAATATTCTATTAATATTCAACAAGCACGATTAATGGCAAATATTGAACAAGCAGGAAATAGAGAATTTACAATAGATCGACTTATAAATGTAAATAATATTTATGATATTTTTACATATAGTTGGATAGAAGATGGTATGAGATATGCTTTCAAAAACTGCTGGGGATTAAAGGGAGCAAGTGGATGTAAAGAAGGTATTGTTCAAGATTTGAATCGTCTTTCCTTTTTGAGTTCAATCAGTCATTTAAGAAGATTTAATATGCCTCTCTCTGATAGTGCTAAAGTACGTGAACCACACAGTCTTCATGCGACTTGTTGGGGTTATATGTGTCCTTTAGAATCACCAAGTGGAGGAAATGTAGGTCTTCGCAAAAATATGGCTTTATTGTCTCAAATTACATTTGGAAGTTCCGGAAGAGCATTGGAATTATGTATGCGAACCTATGATATGCTCTATTTCCATGAAGTTTCAAAAGATGAATTTGCAAAATATCCACGCGTATTTTTGAACGAAGTCCTCATGGGTATTCATAAACAACCGAGATTCTTCGTCCGTATGTTACGCGCAAATAGACGTAATGCCTTAATTAATATTTACACATCTATTAGTTGGAATATAGAAGACAACTCTATTCATATAAATACTTACAACGGACGTGTTACACGACCAATATTAATTGCTGAAAAAAAAGATCAATTTCAACGAGAAATTATTCGTTTGAGAGCGAAACAAGCAAATTGGTATGATATGATACAAGGGAAAAGTACACTCGATAAATTGTCAAATATAGCCAAGCAAAATAAAGTAAGTAGATATGACCCATATGACAATACCTTTTATTATCCAGATCTACTCGTTGAACAATTAGTAAAACAAATCAAATCATCTATTAAATCAGGAACAGATTACCAACTTGAAAAGACACTTATCAACCAAGTTTTATTAGATAAATTGGAAGAAATAGGTGGTATTATAGAATATATTGATGTTTCTGAAGCAAATACCTCTATGATAGCAGTTTATCCAAATCAATTGTTTGCAGATCAATCTATGGATAATTATGCTACAAAAACAACGTATACTCATTCTGATATCCATCCAACTCTTATGTTTGGTGCATTAGCTTCTATTACGCCTTTTAGTGATAGTAATCAGTTACCACGTAATACTTTTTCAACTCGTCAAGCACAGCAATCACTTGGTATATATGCATCTAATTATACAAATCGTATGGATACTGAAGGACAAATTATTCATTATGGTGAGCGCGCATTAGTTACTACGCGATATGAGAAACACGTAAATATTGATAAATTACCATATGGTATGAATGCAGTTGTAGCAATTATTTCATATAAAGGTTACAATCAAGAAGATTCCATTATTATAAATCAATCTTCTGTTGATTTAGGATTGTACAGAACAACTAAATTCAAAACATACGAAGATATTGAAGAAAAATCCGAATACACTGGGACGGAAACTCGCTTTAGATACAATCCAACCGATAATGTTACTGGCCGTAGAGGCGGTAATTATTCTAAATTAGACAAAAATGGTATAATTAAACCTTTTGTTGACGGAAAACCTACTTATGTTGACGAAAATGACGTTCTAGTTTCGAAAGTATCTGATACGAAAAGTAAAGATTCAAATGGAAAACCCATTTACAATGATAGTAGTCTTTTCGTTAAAAGAACACAAACAGGTTATATTGATAAAGTCTTTGTTGGCGAAAATAATGATAATTACAAATATTGTAAAGTAAGAATTCGTAAAGATAAAATCCCCGAAATTGGTGATAAGTTTGCAAGTCGTCACGGACAAAAGGGGGTTCTTGGTATGCGTTATAGAAGAGAAAATATGCCATATACAAAAGATGGAATTGTACCTGATTTAATGATAAATCCACACGCTATACCAAGTCGTATGACTATTGGACAATTTGTTGAGTGTATCATGGGTAAATCTTGTGCTGAAATGGGTATTCGTTCTGATTCATCTTCATTTACAAACATAGATAAGGTTAAAATGTGTTCTATTCTAGAAAAATGTGGTTATGAAAAATATGGTAATGAAGTTTTATATTGTGATGTAACTGGAAAACAACTAAAATGTGATATATTTATGGGTCCAACTTTCTATCTGCGTTTAACACATCAAGTTGCCAAGAAAATGTTTTCAAGAGCAACTGGTCCTATGACTATGCTTTCAAGACAACCAGTAGGTGGTCGTGCTGCTGGTGGTGGCCTAAGAATAGGGGAAATGGAACGTGATAGTTTAATTGGTCACGGTGCATCACTATTTTTGAAAGAATCTCTTATGGAAAGAGCTGATAAATATTCCATGTACATTTCCGATAAAACCGGTATGCCTGGTATTGTTAATCCAGAAAAGGGTATATATAGTGATTTTGGAGCTCAATCAACAAAACTCAAAATAGAAGATAAAAAGGTTTTGAAATATAACACTGGTTATATGGATTCCACATTTTCTAAAATTGAACTTCCATATGCTTGTAAATTACTTTTACAAGAATTAGGCGGTATGTCACTTGCCCCAAGATTATTGTCTAAAAAAATAGCTTCTCAATGGAAATATGAATCACACGAAATTTTGAAAAAACACGAATCTAAATTATATACTGGTGATCTTCAACAAGATGAAATGATGGATCGTTATTACAAAGCAGTTGGTTCTTCATTTACTAAACCAGCTCGTGCATTTCATGGATTTTTGAAAAGACATTTATTATGTGGAAGTTTATCTGGGAAAATACAGAATTTAAGTTTAATGGATATGTCAGCCGGTCGTGGTGGTGATTTACATAATTGGTTTAATTGTAAAGTTGAACAAATGTATCTATTAGATTTAGATAAGGAAAATCTCGGCTCTGAAGATGACACGTCGGATAAAGATACAATGTACGGTCGTATTCAAAATATTAAAGAACAAATTCTTTCTAAGAGTAATAGTAAAAAGGCATTTTGGGCAAATGACTCTAAATTTACTATATTACAAGGTAATATGGGTGAAGATTTAACTGGAAAACCTGAATTGAAAGATCCTAAAACAAAAGAATTAGTTCAAGTTGATTGTATTCCAAACTTTTTTAGTATCCATTATATCTTTAATAAAGAAAAGAATGTAGAACAATTATTGAAAAATGTATCATCTTTTTTGAAACCAAATGGTATATTTATTGTTACTACTTTTGATGGTGAAAAAGTATTTAATGAGTTGCAAAATAAAAACGAAATTACTGGGAATTATACAGAAAAAACAAGAGACGGTAAAGTTGAAAATCAAGTTTGGAAGATTACAAAACAAACTAATTATAAAAAACATGAGCGAAAATTAAAAGAAATAGATGGTAAAAAAATATTACCTGATACACGTGACTCTTTGGGATTTGATATAAAGGTTTCTTGGGAATCTTTTGAAGACACCGAGTTTTTAGTTCATCCTACATATTTAATCAACAAAGCACGGCAATTTGGTCTTGAAATTATCAGTATTGCTGAATTTCAAAAGATGTTTAATATTTCAATTTTTGAAAAAGGCACAGATAGTTTTGAAAACGTATATTTACATATTTTGAAATATGGAACTGAATACTTTTCAAATTATAAAGAAAGAGATAACATTTTGAAATTGAAAAATATCTCTGTTTTGAAAAAATTTTCATCATTATACCGTTATTTCATATTTATCAATCGTGCTGATTATAATACAAATGTGTATGAAACAAAAGCTGAATGTGTTTCTGATTTGAAAAATAACAAAGGAAATAGTGGAACATCAATGAGACAAACTATATTGATTAGTCAAAATCAAAATCATGTTTTCAATAATGTATTGACACAAAGAATGAACAACGGTTCTTCTAAATACCTCGAAAAACGTAATTTAAACGAATTAACTAAGAAAGATAAAACAGGTAAAACAGATAAAACAGATAAAATAAATCGTAAACCGTTTATTGAATTACAAAATGAAAAAATGAACTTTTATCCTTTAATTGATGAAAACTCCTTTTATAATACTCTTAGTTATTTATACGAAATAGTTGGAGAAGGTATATTTGTAAAAATTAAAAATGGTATATTAGTTAGTTTCTTACCATTTATTAAATCAAAAAATGGTAAATTGGAAATGTATCAAATGGAAAATAATAATCAAGAATTTACAAATAATGTATTAGATAAATTATCACATGTCACAATTCAATTCAATTGCTGTAATTTAACCACAGATAGTATTATTAATTACATTTCAAAAAAGAGATATAGTATGATTAAAATGTATTTATTGGAAGTTATTCGGTATCAAAATGAAAACTGTTCGTCTAAATCAATAAGTGATGCTGAATTCTTTATTAATACATCTAATTGTTACGTATTACATGAAGAACTTGAAAATAGATTTGGACGAGAATACAATTACTTTTTCCAAGAAATGAAAAGTAGAATTGGTTCAAGAAATAGAGACGGAGATGAAGGCGACAGTGGAGATGAAGGTAGTGAAGATGGCGAAGATAGTAAATCTATAAAGGAGCTTAAAATGATGCCTATTTTGAGTATTTCAACAAATTACGAATATGCCGATGTTCTAATTCCCTCGGTTGAAGATTGGCTTACCAATTTATCACTTAACAAGACATTTGTCTATTCTATGAATTGTACTGTTAAAAATTCGCCGGTAAATAGTGAATGGACTAAGAAGAAAAATATGTTCTTATTTCGTGGATATATTGATGATTGTGGAATGGATATTTCAACAAATCGTAAACTTAAAATTGTTCATATGGGAATGGACAAAGATAATATGGATGCGAAATTACTAAGAACGAACTCATTATCTCAAGTCTTTAGTGTTAGTGGTCCTAATAGAATCATTATTGAATCTGTTCCAGAATTTATACCAGTAGACGATAATGGGAACTATTTACCAATAGACCAATTTTATAGTAACCTTAGTGAATATATACCATTTTCACAATACCATACATATAAACACATTATCGTTTGTTCAAGTGTAATTGAAACAGTGGATTATCTAAATTATTTTACAACTAAATCACTTGTTATTAAAATTAAAGATATACATACATCATGGCTTGATAATTATGTTAACCCATTTAAATGGGAATTGAATCTGGAAGATGTTGGAACTGAAATAACTGACAAACCTTCTATAGTAAAGGACGCAAATATGATTGAAATTGAAATTGGTGATTTGGAGGTTGTAATGGATTGGTGTATTAAACATCCAAAGATGTGTCAAAAGATTGCCGAAAACGGATTTAAATTATTAAATAACATTGCTGAAGATAAGGTTTTACTAAAAGATATGGCATATACTATAGAAAAAATTGCAAATAATACTGATATGAGTGCTGATATTAAATTAAATTATGATATGTTTGAAAAGACTCATTCATTATTCAAAACTATGAAAATATATAATATTCAAAACAATCAACTTGAAACATTCAAAAGAAATGTTCGTAAAATAGAATATGAAACAAACACTAAAATTGATTTTGTTGGAGACACTGGTGACACATATTTTGAAGGAAAAGATAATACTACAATTAATATTAGTGGATTTAATTATAGTATAGATCAAGCAATAGACATTATAGATAGACAATTTACAAATGTATATGAACATATATTTGAATTACCACTTAGAATTCAAGCGAATAGATCAAATAAGGATGCAAATAATAGTGGAACATACAAAATTACAGGTGGCTCCGATTCAGATAATAATCTAATCAATTCTGTATTCATTCCGGACTTTATTAAAAAATACAAAGCGAACCTTGAATCTTATTTCAATATTTCAATTGAAGATCTATCTCAAACCACTGAATATAATGAATGGTCTATGCGTGGTATTAATACACGAGGAGACGTATTTTCAGGTAAATATACAGCTCGTGTATTTGGTAGTGAGACTAATGTAAATGAATTTCTAAGTCTTATGGATCATACAATCCACGATTTTAAAGAATTAAATAATTTTGATCTTAATGTTGCTGTAAATACAAATAAATTGTTATCTTTTACTACAAATTATGGAAATTTAAGTGAAATAATAGATGATACTTCTATTGGGAAATACACAAAATACACATATTTAGATGCAGTATACATAGTTTCCTGTCCAAAAATGACAGACGTTGAATTTAATACTAATGTATACGAACCAGTAATGAAATTATTAGAGGAACAAGATCTCAAAATGGATGTTGTATTTGTTCAACAAAAAATAAATCAAGACGATTATGAAGAAGAAGAATGGTCTAAATTTATGTTAAATTGTTTCTATGATTATAATTTAGTTAATGAAGATGAATCTATTGGAAATGAAGATAAAGAAGATAAAAAAGATAAAAAAGATAAAGAAGATGGACAAGATGAAGATGAATATGAAGAAGATGATGAAGATGTAGGTGAAGATGATGAAGATGTAGGTGAAGATGAAGATGATGCAGGTGAAGATGATGAAGATAATGAAGGTGAAGATGATGAAGGTGAAGATGATGAAGATGAAGATGATGAAGATGAAGATGATGATGTCTATAAACAAGAAGGTGGATTTGTAGGAAAGAATTTACATTTTAATATAGGTGCTTGTTTTAACTCGGCAGTTGATCTATTGTTGAAAAAAGGCAAAAAATATAGTAAATATATATTTAATTCATATGAAAATTTAATAAAGACTGATTTTGTTAATCATCCTTCAATTTCAAAACTTTTCAAAACTCAAACAGATGATATATTAATCAGAGATGGTATGGTAATTGTAAAAGATGATATTTTCAAAAGACTTGGTGGTTTTCAAAATTATTTTTGGAATATATCAAATCCATTTAATGAATTTGCAATAAAGGCTACACAAAACAGAGGTTCTTGGACAGAAACTGACTACAATTATAAAGTAAGTGATATTCAAATTACCCCTCCATATATTTTCAATGAAAATAAACCCGCTTATAACTATTATGAACAACATACACTTGAAACTTATAGAAATAATTTAAATAATCTTGTCAATTTAGATTATAATGAAACGAAAGACTCGTATTTTATATTATCGAATGAAAAAACACAAACCTTGCAAAATTCTGAAGATGATGATGAAAAACAAAATAATATAAATTCAAATACAATTTATACATTTGAAGTTAAATTAACTGATAAATGTAATCCATTTGTTATAGACGATCAATTATTAGATAATGAACAAACTGGAACTGTAAAGAGTCTAATTGAAAATATTCTAAATGAATTTAAAATACCCGGGCGTTTTACAACATCACTTAGAGAAACTGGGTCACCACAAATATATATGGACTCGCCACCTGGAAATGAAGTTAAAAAGGTTGATTCGTCTGTAATTCTTGAACCAGAATCAAACAGTAATTCTACTCCATATGGCTTAGAATCAAACAGTAATTCTAATCCATATGGAGTAGAATCACCTGATTTTGCACCAGATTCACCTATTTATAAACCAGAAATAAAATCGGAAACGATTGAGATGAATGAGATGAGTGAAGATAAACTTGAAGACGCAGTAGGCTATTATATAGAATTATTAGATGATTATGGTAAACTTACTAAAAGTAATCAAAACAATTATATAGAAGTTATTAAAAAAATTGTGTTAAATGGTGAGGACAAAGGAATTGAAGAAAACAGTGAATTGATTGCATTATTGGAAGATAAATATAATGAATTTAAAAATTCTAAAAACATCCAAAAAGGTGGTAATATGATAAATGTCTATCTAATTAATTTCACAGACTTAGAATATAATTCTATCTATTTGTTCAGTAGATTAAATTTCATTGGATTTTATTTAACTGAACAAATATATGAACTATATAATGAAAATTATGATTATAGACTTCAATATAAATTAGATGGTTCTAAATCTTGTAGATTAACTCTTATGGAAACCAACAAAGACATTAAATTTAAAGAATACAAAATAATGTCATCAAATAGATTTTTCGTTGATACACGTGTAACACCATCAAAGGATTATTCATTTTCAGAGTCGGTTGATTTTAAATATGAAGTACGAGCATTAAAACAATCTAGATTTGATGAAACAGCAAAAAAGGAAAGAAATTCTACATATTGGTCTGAAATATTATCAAATATGGACAAACAATATGATTATGAAAAACAAAGAGAATTGGAGAACCTATTAAATAAAGTAGACGATTACGACAAAGAGAATATATCAATTGAAAGTAATGGAGAAAATAAAAATGAAAATAATAATGATGAAAATGACATTTATGATACAAACGACAATAATTTGAGTAATAGCGAAATAATACCTGGTTTTGAAAATTCACAAGATTCTGAACAATACGGTGAACCTAAATTTTCCAAAGATGATAAAGTAGAAATAGACTTAAATAACTTAAAACTTGACGAAAGAGGTTTGAAAGTAAGAGAATTTGCTGAACAAGATGGTATTATCCAAAAAGTATTAGACAATAAATTCTATGATGTTCAATTTGGCGAGGAAGTTATTCAACTAAATGAACAAGAACTCAAATCATATAATCCAGATGAAAAGGTTGTAACATTAACTGGACTTAAGAAACAGATTAATACAAAATCTACAACAGATTTGCAACCTGAAAAAGACGAACAATTATCTGAAGTAGATGCTGATGCTGATGCAGATGCTGATGCAGATGCTGATGCAGATGCTGATAATAATATAAATTCAGATCAAGGAAGTGGTAACATAAATTCAGGTGAATTAGACTCAGATGATATTTCAAATATACGTAAAACTATGAAGGACTAATTTCATATTCATATTCATATTCATATTCATATTCATATTCATATTTATATTCGTATTCATATTTATTTTATATATAATTTCAAATTTCAAAATTTCAAATCTTGGATTTTGAAAGATATATTTATTTTAATTTAAAATTATTTCAGAATAATTATAAACTTCGTTTTGAAATCTTTTGAATTTTGAAATTTTAAATTTGAAATTATTATATATTCAATTATTATTGAAATCATATTTTAGCATATTTTGAATTATAGAATTTATATTATGGAATCTTCAAATATTCAAAAAAAACAATTAACTCAACCATCTCTTCCTATTACGTGTCCCAATAGATACACATTCTTTCCTATCCAATATCCCCACATTTATGAATTTGGACAACAACAAGAAGAATGCTTTTGGCGTAAAGATGAACTTGACTTTACGGTTGATATTAAACAATGGCAAACGTTAACAGAAAATGAACAACATTTTATTAAACATGTACTTGCCTTCTTTGCCGGTAGTGACGGCATAGTATTAGAAAATTTAGTTTCTCGTTTTAGTAATGAAATTCAAATTTCAGAAGTAAATTACTTCTATACATTTCAAACACATATGGAAAATATCCATTCTTTATCTTACAGTCTTATGATTGATACTCTTGTAAAAGATAAAAAAGAGAAATCGTCTTTATTCAATGCTATAGAAGAGATTCCCTGCGTTGGTAAGAAAGCTGACTGGGCAATTAAATGGATTCGTGACAAAGAATCTTGTATTATGACTCGTCTTATGGCATTTGCTGCGATTGAAGGAATTTTCTTCTCTGGTTCATTTTGTGCTCTATTTTGGTTAAAGAAACGTGGTCTTATGCCTGGATTAACCCATGCGAATGAACTCATTTCTAGAGACGAAGGTATGCATACGGATTTTGCCGTAATGGTATACAAATTACTTGCAACAGAATACGGATTTCATCGTTTAGATTATGAAACCGTAAAAACATTAATGATGGAAGCAGTTAAAATTGAAAAGGAATTCATTATTGATTCTCTTCCTTGTGCTTTAATTGGTATGAATAAAGAAAAAATGGGTGAATACATTGAATTTGTAACTGATAGACTTGTCTGTCAATTCGGTTACGAGAAGATTTTTAATACTCCAAATCCATTCCAATGGATGGTTGCTATGAGTATTGATGGTAAGACTAACTTTTTTGAAAAACGAGTCAGTGAATATGTATTAGCTCCAGGAAATGAAGAAGATGATTTTGAATTCGGTGAAGATTTTTAAATAAATAACAAATAAAATAACAAAAATAACAAATAAAATAACAAATAAAATAATAAATTAATAAATTAATAAATTAATACTTATGTTAACAATTACATTTGAAATATCAAACTTGAAATTCGTTTACATTTCAAATAACACATCTATATACAATTGATTCTCCATGAATGCCGTCTCGTGTTATTTTGAAAACATCGCCTTTTTTTGCATTGTAATATTTTGAAATAGGATCTTTTTTATGCATGAGTGGAAAACGCCATTTAGTTGGAACTTTATAAAAATCAACTAATTCTTTTATTTTAATGGGATTTTGAATTAATTCGTGTTTTGGGACAAAAACGTGATCTATTTTATTAAAGAGTAAATCATTGTATTCCATTATTTGAACTTTGTTATGGAAAAATCGGTCGCCCTTAACCGGTAGAGAAAATACAAGCAAAATCTCCGGAATCTCATCTTCACTGTCTTCGCTTGAAGAGTCTTCTTCATTTGTATGTTCTTTTTCATTTTCAGAATCAGTTTCAATAATATCATTTACAAGCGATTTAATATCATCATGAGACGGTTTACAATGAACCGAAAATCTAGCGTGAATAGTATCAAGTCGTTTCATATTATTTTTGAGGGGTTCTATGATTAATTCAAAATTATCTTTATGATATAATTCAATCAACTTATCATCTTTCAAATAATCTTCATATGGTTTAGTGTTATATCCACGAGCTCTCAACATTTTCAATGTATTAAGAACAACCTTTTTCATATTGTTAAACGTATCCATTATGAATTAAATTGAAATATAAATCTAAAATCTTATATGTTATATGTTATATGTTATATGTTAATATTAGTTATTCTTTAAATAAATACATCTATCTATATTATATTAGACTGAATTATTTAATTAGATTTAATAGTTTCAAAACTCAACACAAAATTTTAAAATAATTATGGATTATAATTCTATGAACGAATTTTTTCAGGAATCCAAAATTTCTGAATTACCAGAATATGAAATTACTAAACATTTATATCAAAATACACGTGGTGTAAATACTCCTGATTCTTATATGGTTGTATTAGATTCAAGAGTCATAAGTTCAGAAACACGTGCAAATGATTTTGTTTACAATAAAGTTGTATTTGACTTATGTGATCCTATTATTATAGATTCCCCAACTGATATATATTTGGAATTTATACATTTTCAAAATACAGACATAAGTGATTCAAGTGGTATTGGAATAGTTACACATTTAGAGCAAACATCGCAATTTTATATTGATATAGATGAATTTTCAATCCGTAATATATCAAATAATCAATTTCAATCTGGGAAATTTTTTATTCCAAATGAAGTTTACGGAAAAACGGATCAAAATCAAAATGATAATGATACAGATGTGAGGTCTTATTCTATTCGTCTCAAAAATAACTATTTATGTAGAATAGAAGCAAATTACATAAATAAATTAACTGTGACTATCCAAGCAGAAGGAGCAAATGGTGCCGATGGTTCAAACGAAACAACCTTTAGTTATTTATCTAACAAAAAAAAAGGGTTGACAAACGCAAATTATAATACGACAAGTTCTATTAAGATTGGGTTATATTTTCACAAAAAATAAAGTCATATTATAATATAATATAATACATAGTATTTATTTTAATTTATTTAATTGATTTTAATTTATTTTAATTGATTTTAATTGATTTTAATCTATTATGGAAAATTTTCAAAAAGATACATACCAAAATACTGGATATAGAGATGAACGTAGTGATTTTCATATGATAGTATTGAATTCTAAAAGTATATCAGCTGCTGCAAGGGCCGAAAACTTCTTACATAATAATGTGTACTATAAATTAAATGAACCCTTATATATAGATTCAAACACTGACGTATTTTTAGAATTTATTCACTTTCAAAATGTAGATTTTACTGGTACAACTCCAACTACAACAACAATTGAAAAAACACCGTATTTTTGCATTGATATACCTGAATTAGATATTAAAACATATTCAAACAACGATTATTTATCAAATAAATTTGTCATACCAAACGATACATTTGGTGATACAGACGATATGCAAAATGACTCTGGTAGTGAAATGACTACCTATCATGTTAAACTTAAGAGTAATTTTATTTCAACTATACAACCTAAAACTATCCGCGGATTTCACGTTACTGTAACTGGATTAGTACCAAATGCTGATAGTGGTGTCGCAAATATTACTACTTTGGCAACTGATTCTTCTACAGGACGGAAATATTTCAGCGGGCAATTTCAAAAATATTATTTATCAAATGCTGCGATAGATACTGCAAATTACAGTACTTGTGGAAATGTTAAGATAGCATTATTATTTAAGAAACGACACAAATTAAATAAACAAGTCCTGAAATTACAAGACGGTAGCTATGACAATTTGATTTACCAAAATACTCGCTATTTTAATGATAGATCCTTGTATCAAACTCTTGTTCTTGATTCTATTATGAGTACTACAACCGTTAGTTTGCCTACAGCAGGTACAACTCCAAATAGTAGAGAAGCGAACTTTTTCTACAATAATGTCGTATTTAACTTACTTGAACCCTTATATTTAGATACTAAATGTGAAATGTATATTGAATATGTAAGTTTGAATAATCAAATGGTAATATATGATACATCTACTTTTGATGGAACGGCAGATGATAAAATAGATGCAAGAGTTCATTTAGAAGCCAGTTCAGCTTTTTATATTGATATTCCAGAATTGAAAATAAAAACATTTACGAACGATCATTATGCAGCAAACAAATACGTTCTACCAAATGAAATTTATGGAAAAACAGATGCTAACGCAAATGACAATGATACAAACGTTAAAACTTATCATATTAAATTAAAACGTAATTTTATTGGTATTATAGAACCTACCACATTAAGAAGACTAACAATGTCTATTACTGCCGATGATTCAAATCAGCATGATACAAATAAGTTTCCTGTTGCAAATAAATATGCAACAGTCGCAGCAACTAGTTCAAGTATTCAAGTTGCAATTTTGTTTAAGAAAATATGGGATTGAGTTTGTTTCATATTTCTTATTTCCAATTTCTTATTTCATATTTCATATGTTGAAATATTAACCTTGTAAAATAAAAATTTGATTTCTTTTTTTTGAATCTTTATTAGAAGTAATTGTTTTACATTTCATATTCCAGTTTCATATATACTTTCATATTTACTTTCATAATTCACATTTCAGTTTCATATTTACATTTCATAGTTCACATTCCAGTTTCATATTAAAATGTCACAATTCAACTTTGCAGACCAGTTTTACAGACTGACATTTGATGGAAAAAAAACACACGACTTAGGTGATATTTCAGCGCTATACAATACAGACGGTGTCTTTATAGCCGATTTTGGTGCAACAGATTTAAAGTTTCTTAACAATGGATGTGAGGATAAATTTAAGGACAAGAACGGTGTATACACACTAGAAAATGGATACTTGCTTGATGAACCCGAATTTATAACGCTGATTTCAGAATTAAATAAAAGGGCATCAACATGGCCAGAGAGCCGTAAACTATATTTCAGAGCAGGATCAATCGTCCAAACATGTGGAAAGGGGATTATCTCAAAAATCCAAAAACTGATCCGAGAATTCAACAAACAAGAGGGACTACCAAATATTGAAGAAAAATTAATCATGGAAAAATCCGTGATCGACACCATTGGTCGTCTAAACAAACCTACGTCTTACATTGTGAAAGTAGGTGACAAAACACAAACTCAAGTTACGAGACTTTCACCAGGAAATTTTGTCCTTCTTGGTGGTCCCTTGACTTATGGTCTACCCATTCTTAAGTTCACACACAGCGAAATGATCTACACGGAAGTTGACCGAAAGACAAATAAATCGTCTGCCAAACTCGCACACTCCGGTTTCAAGATGCCGTTCAAGTTCTTCTACTACCATCAAGCATTCTTATCGCTTACACAAGGCGGTAAAATCAACTTAGACACAGATGTAGTTTTAATGGGACCAACTGGATCAAACCCAACTATTTCGGTTGTTAATACAGAAAGAGGTACTATTACTGTATGTGAATTTGTTGGGCAAAATTTTGATAAAAGTGCGGAGAATAATGGATATACTAAAGTTAACATTAATAATCCACAACACGTGGTAGTTTCTACGCTGAATATCACTGAAGAAAAACAACCAGTACTGTTTGCATTGCTTAACCAAAAATAAAATAAAATAAAATAAAAACTATAGAATCTAATTAAAAGTGTAGAATATTATGAAATTTATTTGTAATTAACCTTTCTTGTAATTAATTAAATTTATTTTTATTTTTACTTTTACTTAAGAAATATATTATTATATAATTATTATATAATATTTCTTATTTATATTACTATTACTATTATATTACCTAATATAATGTCTAATTTAAGAAAGGATTATACAGAAGGTGTGGGTAGAACCGTCTTAGACTTATTCAAAAAAGTGTTCCAAGTAAAAAAAGTTCATGCAGGAGATAAAATTGAACAGTTACAAACAAATTCACAAACAGGAGGCGGTGTTACTGACATCAAAGTAGAAAAATTAGACCAAGGACACGTAAAATTAACAAAAGTTGAACAATATTATGACGGAACTATCTATGAAGGTATTCTAAATTATAATGCAACACACGACATATCATTTAATATTAAAGATAGAACGAAAGGTCATTATAACTCACAAACCACAACCCAATAAAGTATGATTTAAATATAATAATATTATACTATTAATAATTATTTATTATGAGTTTTGAAAAATATGGACATAAATTAATCAATTTATTAAGTAAAATTGAACATAAATTAAACCCTAACGCACAAATAGGTGGTGGCGATGGACCTGAAACTAACGCAGACGAAAATGGACCTTATGTTAAAATACTTTCTTATAGTGTAAACCACGTATCTGTTTTAGTTCATTTAGAAAAAGATGGTGACAAAACGGCTTTAGCATTAGAAAATCCTCAAATTTCTTACGAAATATCTCAACAAACATCAAATCAAAAAGTAGAAGAATACTCTATTGAACAGCAACTTCGTTTAGGTTGTGATAACAAAGGTAATATGTATAAATACAGTGTTGTATTAACACGTCATCCAAAAAAAGAAGGAAGCGAACCAATTGAACCAATAGAAGAAAGCGCTACAGAAACAAGTAACGCAGTAAAAGCACTTGGAGAATTATCTGGGGCTTTTGAAAATTTATCAAAAGCAGTTACGAATCAATCGTAGATTTCAACTTAAATAATTATTTCTTTATTATAACAATAAAATGCCATCTTATTTTGATTCCTTTTTAGCGAGTGGAGTTTCCGCGATTCTTACAAAGTCTTCGGTTGCTCCATTAGAACGGATTAAAATTTTGAAACAAACGCAAAACTACTATAGCCAGTCAAATTATGGTTCATTATTTGGTTCTTGTAGGTTTATCTATAAAAATGAAGGGATGTGTGGATTTTACAGAGGACATTATTCCAACATTCTCCGAATATTCCCTGCTTATTTAATTAAATTCCCGACAAATGAATTTTATAAAAGGTTATACAAAGCAGACGAAACACATCCGATGCGTTTGTTACTCGCAGGAATAAGTGCTGGTTCCACACAAGTGTCAGTGATTTATCCTCTTGATATTATTAGGACTCGTATGACATTGGATCATCATATGACAACAAACTATAACTCTTATTACAAATGTGCGCGGAATATTTTCAAAAGTGAAGGTATTATGGCATTCTATAAAGGATACCCTATTAGTGGAATGACATATCCTATGTATGTTGGATTACAATTTTTCATTTATGAATCGTTGAAAACAGACTTTTCTTATTTTGCTGGAGCGATCGCTGGTATAACGGCGCAAACCTTAATGTATCCTGGGGATGTATTGAAAAGACACCTTCAAATTAATGGAATCGATAATACTGGAAAAAAATATGATGGATTGATAGATTGTATTCGTAAAATTTATGGTAAATATGGATTTAGGGGATTCTATACTGGATATGGCGTGAATATTTTGAAAGCAGTTCCGGAAACTATGATACAATTTGCAGTTTATGATAAGGTTACGAGTCTTTTGAGAACTAAATGATAAGCACATAAACCAACTGCGAAAAATAACAATGTTTCAAGGGAACTATCTTTAACTAATTTTGCAAATGCCGAGTCGGAGTAAGATGTGAGAATGACTACTGCGGAAAAGACGATGAAGAATTTGTATAAATCGTCAAATAATTCTTTGTATTCTGGACTGATTTTGATGTTGAATAATTTTTCTAAATTGAAAATCGCACCGGACATGTTTATAAGTAATTAGTATAAGTATTATAAATATTATGTTATAATATAAAAATAAAAAGTTCTTAATAAATTATATTTATTTATTATATTAATATAGTTATTTATCATAATGTATAATCAAATCTGGAGTCCATTAAAACAAGAATTTGTAGAAACTTTATCTGATGAAGGCAAAAAAGCTCTTAAGTTGTATGTCAATAGCTTTATGACCGGCGGAACATTGGAAACAGTAAAGCCAACAGAACAAGAATCAGAAGATGGAAACACAGTAAATAACAATGGAGCAGAAGGAACAGACGCACCAATCCAAGTCGTCACAAATTCAGTAGTAACCGACGAAAAAATAGAAGAAGATGGAAATACAGGAACAGAAGGACAAAACAAGAATGATGATGATACACCAGTATCAACACTAGCAGCAGCAGGAGAAAACAACCCAGAAACATCACAAAACGCAGAAGGCAACTCAGAACTAACAAAGGTCGGGGAAAAAGCAGCATCAACACCCGAAACAAAGGGAGAAGCCGTAATCCCAAAAGGAGATGTAACCCCAGAATTGTCGGAAGAACAACGAACAATAATCGCATATAAAGCAACAAAAACTGCAAAAGCAGCAAAAGAATTTTCAAACAATTTAACAAAGGAAGGGGCACAAGCATTCAGTGGGAGTGTAGATAATTTGAAAAAAGCAGTAAACCCAGAAGTAACAGAATAAAAATTATAAGAATTGTTATTTAATAAACTATTTATCTGTATTTTAATTTTTCTATTTTTGAGTAAACTTTTTTAAAAAGTTTTATTATTTGCTTTTGTATAAACTTTTTTTAAAAGTTTTTTTATTTTTTATTTTGTATGTTTTGATAACACTTTTTTTAAAAGTTTTTTTATTTTTTATTTTGTATGTTTTGATAACACTTTTTTTAAAAGTGTGTTAAGTTGAATAAGCCAATCCACTCATACCGCTCATAATGCGTAATACGTTATAATTTACGGCGTAAACTCGGGCTTGACTTGCGCGGGAGTGTGTGAGTGTTAGAATTAATTTGGCGTCTTCGATTTTTGAAAAATTACAAGTTCCACTGGGTTGGTGTTCTTCTGGTGCTAATGCGAAACTATAGACATTAATGCCGGTGGGTGGGACATTTGTATGAGATTCTAATGGTTGGACTAAATTGAAATAGCGTCCTTTACGTTTTGAAAATCGTTCGCGACCACCCATTTTGATATAAGCATCCACAATAGGATTTTCACCTATGTCATATAAAGGTAAATTCGTATAATTTGCAGCAACACCTGTGGCTGAAGTAGCTGCTGCGATAGTATGTGTAGCAATTGTATGAGTATGATTTCCGTCATCACCATTTGAGGTTCCTGTAACGGTAGTTCCAGCTGTAGTTTCAGCTATAACATGGGTATGATTAAAGAGTTGTTCGCTGGAAACACCGCCGTGAATGCCGATATTTGAAAGCATCATATTCTCCCAATTTTGAATATTAATATCATTCGTCTCAGCACTGGAAGATGTATTAATAGTAGAATTACCTACAGCTGGAACTTCTGGGTTTGCGGATGAAGCGCCGGCATGAACACCAGTTCCGGTTACATTTAGACCTGACAAAGGAAATGCCCCTCTATATGGGTCGTGCATACCGCCACCGAGAGGATCAGAAGGAGTACCAGAGAAATAGGTTTGGTCAAGTCTATCTGTATAATTAAAATATTGCGGTCCTCCCACTTGTGTATTCACGGCTCCGACGGTTGTATGGTCATCTGGTTGAACGACCCAAATAAGTTCCTTAACAGGATGATCAAATAATAAATTAACTTCTGCTGTTGTGGAACTGACTGCTTTTGTAACACGTTGAACCTGTTCGATTAAATATTCGTGACTTGCTTGTGCGAAACGGCGGCGTTCGTCTGTGTCTAAATAGATATAATCGGCGTATAATTCTGCATTTAGAGAAGGTGCCGTAATATCCGTCCCAATTGTATGACTACATTCGGCGAAAGTGCGGAATTCTATATTAATTTGAACTTCGTGATATTGTAGTGCTATAAGTGGTAAAGCGAGTCCAGGATTACGGCAAAACCAGAATTGAAGTGGAACGTATAATTGAACTGCTTGTGTGAAACCGGTCAGAGTGTATTGTGTTAGTTTGGGGACATTGCCGACTGCGTTTGCGTATCCTTCTTTTTTTCCTGGAGATTGAGTTAATGAATTCCAGATGTGAAACCAATCTCCATAATGTTTGTCTATTTTTTTTCCGCCAATTTCAATTTCAACACTTTTGATAAGCGTATGTCCGATCCAATTGAGCCACCGAAAACGATTTGCTCTTGCGGTAGAAGATAGAGAAACTGATGGTAAATCTATTTGTAGCAGAAGGCGATGTAGTAAATCACCTTGTTTTGAAATAGTACAAGTGACTTTGTTTCCGAAATCAACTGTATTTTTGAATTCTTGTCTAACTTGTTCTATAGAGAAGTTAGTATGTCTTCTATAGACTGCTTTGAAAAAAGTGATTTGTGGATTACCCGTTAGAAAAACATCTTGGGCACCATATGCGGTTAATTGAATTAATCCTCCTCCCATTATGATAAGTTTTTGAAATTTGAATTTGAAATATGAAAGAATCCTTTATAAGACTATAAGAAAATAACAGAAAAAATATATAAATACAACGCATTAATATAAAAAAATATGAAATAAAACATATAAGTATTTAAACAAAGGATATATTAATGAATAGCATAGAAATTATAAAATCAGTATAATTTGCTATCATTGAATTATTAATATGTCTAAGAAGCAAACGACGAGAACGCAAACGACGAATACGATAGATACAATACATCAAAAAAAGATGCAGAAATTTAATAAGGAAGCAAAAAAATTAACGAAAATGAAAAAGAGAATTAAAGAAATAACATTTTTATTAGATGAATTTAATGAAGAAAGTGACAGTCAACCAGTAGTAAAAGTTAAAAAATCGCGAAGAGGACGAAAAAAGAAGGAAGATAGGGATAAAACCCCAGTTAAAATGGAATCTACTTCTACAATAAAAACATATGATGAGTATTATACACTATTAGAGGAAAAAAATGATTTAATTCAAAGAGTTGAAAAAATAAAGAATCAGGAAGATATAACAGATTATTATTTAGAAAATGGAGAATTAATTTTTCAATATTACGATCAAAAACAAAATCCGAATTTTATGAAGAAAAAACGGACATCACATAATGCTAAAAAAAATATGAAAAAAGATTCAATTTTATATTATTTAATGAAAAATAGGCGGAAACCCCCAGAAGAAGAGGAGATTATAGATGAGAAAGAGGAAGTAGTTGAAGAAGATATTGCTTCTGTAGAGAAACTCGACGATGGTGTATATAAGGGAATGTTAAAATACATTGGTAAAAATGATGTTATTGACAAATATATGAGAAAGATGGATCCTAACTACCAAATATCACTTGAATATGATGAAAATATAGACTATTGTGAGAACTGTAAATGCCATATGACAGTAATTCATTCTGAAGGTATTGTACGATGTGAAAAGTGTGGTATGCAAGAAGATATTTTAATAGACTCGGACAAGCCTTCTTATAAGGATCCACCAAGGGAGATGAGTTATTTCTCTTATAAGAAATTGAATCATTTCGCGGAGTATTTAGGGGAGACAAGTATGGTAGTTCACCCCTTTAAATACATATTGAATTGTTTAAAAATTTTATTTCAATGAATCTTCCCTCAAATCAATTATAAAGGAAGACGGCCGTAAATTACAACGCTTTTTCACCAATCCAAAATTTACGATGGAAGAAAGATTGAAACAATGTATTGAAGAACTTAATAAAGTCAAAAAACAACACAATATAAATTAAATAAATCTGCTCCGAACAGGAAGCTACCTGCTATTACAGTGGGATAAATAGTGTTACTTCCTAGTTTTTTATATGAGAAACACATTCTAATTAAGTATCATATAAAGAGCGACACATTCAAATTGCGGGAAACTCCTTAGAGACTTTGCTACCAAGTATATGTTGGAAACTCATATATGGCCGAGGTAATACCCCTGGGTATGGTAACAACGCAAAGTATTGGACAATCCGCATCCAAGCTCCTAAACACTTAAACACTTAAACACTTAAACACTTAAACACTTTATAGTACAAGTGCATGGAGAAGGTTCAGAGACTAGATGTTTGTGGGTATACTTTTTAAGAAAAAGTATTGTTTAAAATGTATTTTTAGAAAAAGTATGTTTTGATGACACTTTTCTTAAAAGTGTGTGCTTAAGGTATAGTCCGTCCCCCCAGAGATGGGTGCCATATACAAAGTTGGTATTAGACGACCCGAATATATGGATGGTATATTATTGTTATAGATACTGGTAATATATCTGGAATGAGCGGGATTGCTCAATTTCAAGCAAAAGAAACAACAGACATACCGTCAAAAGTATTTGATGGTATATTAAATGAAATAAAGAAAGAACGCATAACAAATATGGTGGTATTAACGAATCAAAAGATGCGAAAAATATTACGAAAACTTGGATTCAGTAAATATTACGAACATATTCCTCATATAAAACACATGTTAGGAATTCCAGCACCAGTTATTAATCGTGAAACAGACGAAGCTCTTAGATCTATGTTTAAAGAAATCCAAGCTCCATTTCTCCGTCACTGCCCCAAAGATCGGTTGAATTTCCTATCTTATTCTTATATATTACATAAATTTTTCTTAATTCTCAAAATGCCTGAATTTTGCCAATATTTTCCTTTATTGCGTTCTCGTGAAAAATTACATGCTCACGACGTCACATGGAAAAAGATATGTGCCGATTTAGGTTGGGAATTTCACCGAAGTTTGTAAATATTTATTTATTTATTATTTATTTATTATTTATTTATTATTTATTTATTATTTAGTTATTATTTATTTATTATTTATTATTTATTTTTTCCATTGTAAATACAAGGTTCCAAGTGATAATACTACATAAATAACAGGTATATAATCTAACATTGGAGTGTCTAGATTTTCTTTATTTTTGATTCGGTGATTTATCAATAAATATTGTAAAGTGCTTCCTAATATCATTGTAATACCAAAAAACACAACCCAGAATTTCTTAAATGTCCCAGCAACAATCGCTATAGCAAAACCTGTTCGCATATAAGATAAATAAGTGCGTTGGTTTGAAAATTTAGTTCTTTGTAATGCTAATTCAGTGCTCGTATTTGTCATAATAATTGATAATTGATAATTGATAATTGATATAAAATGTTGCGATTATTTATTTGCTTATCTATTATATTCAATCAAACAATTAATAATTAAAAATGAATTGGTCATTAGTATTATTTATAGTAATAGGTTCTATACCGAATATTTTAAAAAAAAAATTATTGGATAAATTAACTTTACCTGAATATTTCATATCATTTTCTATCTGTATGGCATTTGTAACGTTTAGTTTATTTTGTTATAAAACTTATGTAAAGAAAGAGAAAATTCAACTAACAAAAGTGTTTAATACAACTGTTTTCCCAATATTTGCGGTTCTTGTAATGTTGAAATTCGTATCTATTTACTTTAAGTTAGGGTTTTTGAAAGAAATGGATGTTTCAAAATATACCCCCATTGTCAAAAGTTTATCAATCGTTGCTTCTATAATATTAGGTGTAGTATTTTTGGGTGAAAAGAAAACTGTGAAAGATTTAGGAGGATCGGCACTTATTATCGCCGGTATTATTCTGTTAAACGGTGTAAAATCTACTAATTCAGGAAGTTCATGAACCATAATTTACGTTGCTGGGGAATCTAATACATTACCAAATGAATTAGATAGTTTGGTTAAGTCTTCTTGACTTGCTACTTTGTATTTACTGATTTGTCCAATTAAGTCAGTTTCCTTTTCTCCTAATTGTTGTTTAGGATCACTCATTAATTTTGATACAATACTTTGTATGCCCTTTTTTATTTGTAGTATAGGTTGTGGTTGTTCAGCAGACATTTTATATTATGATAAAATAAGATATAAAATAAGATATAAAATAAGATATAAAATATAAATATAATTAACTAATTTTTATAACTATTATTTTGCATTATCTGGATTTGCATAAATAGCAGTCCAACTCTTTGCTTCATTGTTAAATGCTTCACGATTTCCCATATATAGATCGGCAGCATATTTCACAAGTGGATCTTTAGGATTCGGTTCGTCTAATAGAGAGCAAATAGAAAGTAGAATTTTTTCAATATTCAAAATAGGACTCCATTTATGTTTCAAAACATCAAGACATATTCCTCCAGCAGAATCTATGTTTGGATGAAAAATTTTTGTTACAAATCTAACTTGTGGGGCTTCAAATGGATAGCTTGATGAAAACTTCATTTTGAGTTTGAAAACACCGTTTTCATAAGGCGTACCAATTGGTCCAATAATCGTAGACGTCCATTCCATAAGAGAATCATTGTCTGGACGAGCGTCGCAATTACATACAGGATTCTTTTGTAAATCACTTAATTCTTTTCTTAGTCGGTTTAAATAAGCGCCTGGCATTGTAAAGTATAAAATGTAAAGTATAAAATGTAAAGTATAAAATGTAAAAGATGATATGTATTTCAAAATTTCAAAATTTCAAAAATATAAATCAAATGATTTGAATATAAAGTAGTTTCAAATTATCTTTAAGTAGTTTCAAATTATCTTTAAGTATTTTCGTTTACATTGTTATTGTCATTATCATTATTATTTATAGGTTCTTCTATAACATTACAACGACAATATGGACATATTTGATTATTTTCAAACCATGAATCTACACATTCTTGGTGGAAAGAATGGTTACATACATTAATCATTCTTAATATATCGCCATTTTGAATAGTATCGTGACATATCTCACACTTTATTTCATGCGTGTTTGGTAAATGTGTTGTTAAAGTCGTATAATTTCTCAGATCATTCAAATTGAGTCCATCGCTTGGGGGTTGCATTTGTTGAACAGATTGAATATTTGGAATGAACGTAACGGTTTCTGTAATTGTATTATTTGTGCCTGAAAATAGAGAATTGAGTAAATTTTGTGTTATATTATTGATGTTTTGGTTATTTTGGTTATTTTGATTATTTGTTGATGGATTTACAGCAAATAATACACTGGAAGTAGAAGTAGAAGTAGACGTAGAAGGTTCTAATCCGGATGGGGTAGAAGTATTTATAGGGGTATTGTTTAAGTTTTGCGTAGTATGCGGTTGCGGTTGCGGTTGCGGTTGCGGTTGCGATTGCGGTTGCGTAATAGGAACAAATTCTTCATTATTTATATTTTCAGGAACAGTTAAATTATTAGTAATTACAACAGATGAACCTGAATGACATGTAATGTTTATATTAACTACACTTGGAGAACTTTCCAAAATATTAGAAGAATCACTATCAGTTGTCATTATTATTTTATATATATTTATTATTTTAGAAATAAACTTAAACACAAAATACAAACTATATATAGTTCTTTCTATAATTAAATTAAGTTTAATTATATACACCAATACAAATTATGAATAGTATAATGAATAAATTATTTAAAATACCACACAAAGAAACGACCAAACAGCAGTTAAAGGACAATGGAATATGTGGTTTACAAAATATGGGAAATACGTGTTATATTAATTCTGTAATTCAATGTATTCGATATGATGGTTATCTATTTGAATATTATAAAGATGAATATCATAAGAGACATTTAAATAAAACAAGTGAAATAGATATAGCCTTCACAAATGCTTGGCGACAACTTCTGTTGGATTTTTGGAATAATAATAGGCGAATTATTCAACCAGTGGGATTTTTCGGTATATTTCAAAAAATGTGTCATATAAAGAAGAAAACTGAATTAATCGGTTTTAACCATAACGATGCAGAGGAATTTCTACAATTTTTCTTAGAAAGTCTTCACGATGGTATAAAAATTAAAATTCCCACAGATAAAATTACAATTAAAGGTGATGTTCAAACTACACAAGATAAATTAGTTAGAGAATTCTGCGAATTTTACAAAACACATTTTGAAAGAAACGGTATTAGTCCTATAATGCGTCAATATGAAGGTGTATATTGTAGTTCAATTACAAATAGTGTAGATAATAGGACGTCAAACCGATTTGAACCCTATGTATATGTTAATTTAGAAATAGATGGATTGAATGAAAATGAATCAATTACAAAAGCATTGAAATCTTTTACTGAACCTGAGGAACTTTCTGGCTATAGAGATGAAGAACATCCATATCCGGGAGATACTAAGTTTCACAAACAATTGCGTTTTATGAAATTACCACACAATCTTATAATTGTATTGAAGCGATTCAAATTTAATATGCAAACATTGAAGCCATACAAAATTAGAACAGCAGTCCAGTTTCCTACAACACTTGATATGTCACCTTTTTATATAGGATACAACGCGCCACAAAAATACGAGCTATATTCTATAAGTAATCACAAGGGTGGTTTGGATCGTGGACATTATTACTCATTTGTAAAAAATTTTGACAATAATTGGATTTTGTATAACGACCAGAATTTTAAAGAGGTAGCAAGTGATACAATGGATCGTAAAAATTTATTTTCAAATGACGCATATATATTGTTTTATAGACGTAAAATGTAAATAAAAATTTGATTGTTTATTTTCAACTGTTATTTTTATTAACACTCAAATACTAAATATACTCTTTTGGTAAAATGAATATTATAATGTATCTACTTCAAAAGCATCCAGAGAAACATTGGGATTGGGAGAATATATCTGATAATCCAAATCTCACGATGGAAATAATTGAAAAGCATCCAGAGAAACCTTGGGATTGGTATCGTATATCTCGTAATCCAAATATCACTATGGAAATTGTTGAAAAGCATCCGGAGAAACCTTGGGGATGGTCTTGGATATCTTATAATCCAAATATCACTATGGAATTTATTGAAAAGTATCCAGAGAAACCTTGGACTTGGAATTATATATCTTGTAATCCAAATTTCACTATG